ACTGTACTACTGACAATAACCGCTTCTATGCCGTAGAGGGCATGAAACTTGCTATTGGCATTATGGACGGAACTTATGTTCCGAAAATATAAGAGAGGGGGATTTGCTGATGAACGATATTCAGATTTCAGAAAACAAAGAAGAACTGACACTGACAACTATCGACATTGCGGACATGATGGAAATGCCGCACTGGCAGATTTTAAGAAAGCTGGACGGAACGAAAAAAATCAAAGGAATTATACAAATTTTAGGAGACAACAAAATTGTTGTTACCGACTATTTTATACCGTCTACATACTTATCTGAACAAAATAAGGAGATGCCATGCTACAAAGTAACCCGCATGGGATGTGAGTTCCTCGCAAACAAATTTAACGGGGAAAAGGGAATTGTCTTTACTGCTCGATATGTGAAACGATTCCACGACATGGAACAGGCGCTGAAAAACCCGCAGCCTGCAATTCCGGAGAAAGACCCGTTTGAGCACTGGGAGATTCGATGGAAACATGAAACGGAAACATGGTTTTCAAAGAACAACTGGAAGTTAATTATAATCCTGGAACGGTTTGGTTGGACTCGAAAATTTTTATATCACAAGATTCTCGTGGAATTATCGGATCTGCATAACTTACGCGCAATCGAAAAGGCATATTACGCCAGTTATGGATATCCACCGGAATACGCTCTTGATCTGCTTGATTTCAATAGAGACCTCAACGATACGGCGACAAGATACATCAATTACCTACTTATTGAAGAATAAAAGGTAAAATAAGCATGAATTTAGAAACCACTAGCTGATATTTGGCTGGTGGTTTCTTTTTTGGAGGTAAAATATGTTTTTAATAAATGGTATTGAATGGAAAATAAAATTTGTTCACGGCGCAAGTAATAAATTGATGCGCTCTGATGGCTCTACCAGCCTTGCTGTGACCGATTGGAACGACAGGGCTATATATGTTTCAGATAAACCGAAAAATGGTTATTTGCGCAAAATACTAGCGCATGAGCTTTGCCATTGTTTTTGTTTTTCCTATAACATTCATATGCCAATCGAACAGGAAGAGTATCTTGCGGACTGGATCAGCCTGTACGGAACCGATCTAATCTACCTTTTGGATGATCTGATGGCAAACATTGATTGGAGGGCGGCATAGTGGACAAAATAGATGAATTGTTAATGTATGTGCAGAAGACAAACCCTGGAATGACAAGGGAAAAGTTGATAGATGAACTAAACAAAAGCAATTATGCCGCAAAAGCTTTACTTTTTACTTCCGAAAACTTTCGGAAAAATTTTCAATCCCCCCTACCTTAAGATTTGGAAAAGGATTTTCGGTTTTTAATTTTTAAAAAATTTTTGAAATTTTCGCCCAAATATTCGGAAAAAATTTGATACCCCCCTAGGGTCAGATTTCGGCACGAAAAACCGTTTTTGAGATTTTGAGAATTTTGTTCAGATTTTTGCAAAATTTTTTTGAAACTTTTTTGCAAGTGCAAGTTAAGATTACACTCATCCATGATCTGGTCGTACTTGATCTTGCTATGTGCCGTCGTCCGCTTGGAAGCGCTGAAATAATGCAGACGCGGAAACCTCCGCACAAATGCGCAAAATGAGTACAACAAATAAAGCAAACGTCTACATGACATTGCAACTATACAGGCGCGCACATGCCTATAAGTCATTATATGCACAATACATCCAAAATGTCAACGCGCAATGCATCTGCTTTGCGTCAACAAGTATAAACCAAAAAAAGCGCAGCTCGCCAGACAATACCCTAGTGAGATAATGACGATTTGCATATTTGCGCGCATTTGATCTTTGCACGCATTTTTCGTGCTGTATTCCGCGGTATACGGGCAAAAGCAAGCCGGGGAATTTCCCCGGCATATTGCATTTCTGCACTTTTTCAAATAATAACACCCAAGCGCATACAGTCTATTTTCCGATCGCAAAGGGCGCGCCACTTTTCTGGATCCCCTTTGATGTTTTCGGCGGTTCTGGTTTCCGCCCATTCGTTCCGCGCTTTAATGTACGCGCTTTTTGCGTCGTCTTTTTTGGTTTGTAAGTTTCCCATAAATCCCATAATTTAACCATCCTTTCATTGTGCGCCCTGTCTCATCGGTGCAGGTGGGGCAGTTCCTGCAGACCGCCGCGCGGGCGGTTTCGACTATTCGCAAATTTTTCGAAAGATTTCTATTGTAAGATTTGCAGCGGCTCTTTTTTTATCCGAAACGTAGCCGCGGCGCTTGCTTTTCAATGCTTTTTCTGCCTGCTTAAGATTTCCAATTCCCCAGTTTCCGGCTTTTTCAAGTTTTTCCCATTCTTCCGGCAAAACCTTTATAGCTTTAAGCGTTTTCGGATTAATGCTAAAGCAGTTACTGTCTTCTGGGTGCAAAAGCTGACACAGCGGAATATATTCATGCGTTCCCATGTTATCGCCGATATTCCAGACAAAAAATCCTTTCGGAATTTTTGTGACAATCTCAAAAACGTCTGTTTTACCAATTGCTGTAGTGGTATAAATTTTATTGTTTTCAATTCTTAAATTTTCCATAAATTCCCTTTCTGGTCTGCCTCATCAGAACCTATAATTTATTTGTTTTCCTGTTGGTATTATGTTATCACTTTTTTTAGTGATAGTCAATATTAAATATCACTTTTTTAAGAAATATTTTGCTTGACTTTCGCACGATGTAAATATATGATCTATTTATAAACGCAAACAGATAAGGAGGGGAACGAGATGTTAAAATATAGATTTGACGTTGGGGACGCTTTGGAGCGTATCGGCTTTAACTCTTACAAGGCAAAAACTAGCGGTTTATTAAGCCAGGACACGTTAAAAAAGATTAAGAATGAGGATACAAACATAAACGCCAAAAGTATAAACAATCTTTGCTTACTTTTGGATATGCAGCCGAAAGACCTATTTATCTATGTAGAGAGCCCGGAAGATTTGGAGCTAAAAAAGAAATTACAATAATTTTTAAAATATCACTTGCAAAAGTGACAAAAGTATGCTATTATAATATTGTCGAAAGGCAATAAGGCGAAAGCCAGAAAGGGGAATCATGGACGAAATGAACATGCAGGAAAACGCAAGGCTTGTACTGGGGCTTAGATCAGCAGGATGGAGTGAGAAAAAGATAAACGATTTTTTGCTTTACATCGAGACTGGAGACGAGAAATATAAGCCAACACCGGACAAGAAGTAAAATAACAAAGGGCTGCGCAAAAGCCGCCCAGTAACAATAAACAAGATTAAGCAAAGGAGAATGAATTATGACGGACGTAGAAATCTTAATGAAAGACGGATGCACAAAAAGAGAAGCAGAAAAGCACTTGAATGCCGGATCAACGATTTTCACAGACTTAGAAGAGAATTTCACGCAATATATGGATGAATGGGGAGTTGATGAGGAAGAACGGGAAGAATACAAGCAGATGATAGAAGGAAAGAAGATTCTCCCTGATTGGGGAATAGTAAAAGATGCCGGGAAAGTTTACTATATCGCATACTGCTTATAAAAGCTAGAGAAAGAGAGGTTTTCGCCTCTCTTTTTTGATCTATTTTAACGTTTATGCTTTAAAGTGGTAAATTTTGTATACAGAATGGATACGGGATGGAAACGCAGATAAGATTAGTATATTCTTTCCAATACATTGTATTTTTTTATCAAGGAGTAAATAATATATAATATATATCAACAGTACAAAAATCATAAACTATATACTTTAACACGCGCGGATATAATCTATATATGCGATATACCCAGTAGTTTAAATTTATACTTGACAAAGGCTATACACAAATGATATTGTTATCGTAAATTAAAAAGCATCCGGGCAACAGAGAGCGCACAGGACCCGGAGAATGGGAACGGAAGTCATGCAGCCGGTACAGTTAAGATCTTGATGATCTCGATTGTATCGGCTTATTTTTATGGTCCAGAAAGGAGGTATATATGTCAGATACACAGAGAGCGGAAAGAGTAGATATAGATGAGATATACAAAGATGACATTGACAAATATATCCACCTCTGGATGGATGACAGGAATATAACAGATATGTGCAAGGTATCACAGAATAGATGGTATAACTGTTGTCAGTATGTATATGACAATGTTTTTAAGATCAATTCTGTATACCTTAAAGATGACAATCATATTAGCAATCAATACGATATCGATAAGGTCAATAAAGTCTTAGATATATATATAAGACTTTGCAATGATTTTGAGAAAGTAATAAATATAGTTGGATTTACTTTCTTTACTGGCATACATAGAGATACACTTAACGGTTGGGTAAATGGCGAAAGGCTAGGCTCCACAGCTTCCGACATTTGCAAAAAGATTGACCAAATGAGGGAGGAAAGCCTTGTCGGTTTGCAGATCTCCGGAAAAAACAATCCAATGTGTTACATGCCATCGCTCAACAAGTACTGCGGGTTTAATATGCCAGGCGTGAGAGACACAGGAGCATCTAAGAGGGCGTTGACTGCATCGGAGCTACCCAAACTGGGAAACGGGAATTGTGCGAGATTGCCGGACAACTTTGACAATTCAAGACCGGATAATGGCGAAATCGTGATAGACAATTCAAACAATTCAAACAATTCAAACACCAGTATTTAAGCACCTTGAGACGCATACTTTCGTTTAAACAGTTTAAGAAACTTAGGTTTAACGAATAGTTGGAACGCAAACAGAGAATTGCACGAACAATTAGAATAATTTAAAGCAAAGGCAAACGCCGGAAGAAGCAGCCAGCAGGCAGGGGGAGGGGGTTGCAAAAGCCCAGAAGGAGCTGCCTACTAAGTCCATCAAATATCCCCAAAAACAAAAAGGCCTGTCTATCGTGGAGGGACTATATGAGACCACTTAAAATCACGGCACCAATAGAATCGGATTCTGAAATTAGTTTCCGGGATATGGTCAATAGAAAAATAGAATGCTTGACCGAAGTACATTCGGAAGTTGTAGACGTAAAGTATTGGAATATACAGAATCGGATATAGCACATGGTATAGTGCGATAATACTTTATCGATAATCACATCAAAGACAATCAAATCAAATTCACATCAGATAAATTTCAAAAATTACACTCGATAATAAAATTCAAAAAGATTCCAAAAGGCAGCAAATAAAATGTTAGAAATGTGTTTTAATTGCGATTATTGTGAAGAGCAGAATGGAGATTACTTTTGCACAAACAGTGAGAGCGAATATTTCGGAGATTATGTAGAAAAAGAGTTTTCTTGTCCGGATTGGGACGGATCGGAGGAAGATGAATGAGGGTTGTGTCGCAGAAAAAAGATGCTTCATATGATTTTGACCGGACCGAATTTAGAACAAGCTATGAATGCATAAGCGCTACTTTTGATGGAAGAACTTTTGTCATTGGGAAATATGCTACACCAGAACGAGCAGCAGAAGTATTTATGGACATGCATAAAGCATATGCGCCTGTACAGGTAGTTTGCACAAATATGGACGAGAAACAAGTTTCTGCATTAGTTGCAGGATCTCAAAATGCACCGATTAGATGCGTCGAGATGGATGATCCAAGGATGGCAATAACAGTATTTGATAACCTTGTCTACTATATGCCGGAGGAATAGATTGCTTGCATTGCTCGTTCGCCAAATGGTAAGGCGCTGGGTTTTGATCCCAGCATTTATTGGTTCGAGTCCGGTACGGACAGTTTTGAAAATGGAGGTAAATCATGTTGATTTTAAAAACAGTCATAACAACATTTGATGCCCTTGCGATTTTGACGTTTTTCTTGCTTGGAAGAGATAGCAGCAACGAAAAGGACGCTGTGGCAGTCTGGGGATCACTTATTACATTGTTTCTTGTCAATATATTTGCAATGTGGAGATGATGATATGGTTTTGTATGACCCGATATTTGGTATTCGCTTCCTGCCGGAGATTTCAACTACGGTCGGAAGAATACATATAAGCAGAAAAAAACATGCGGGAGAAACCGACGTTCTGGATCTTGACAGTGACGCTGAGCACCAGTCTGAGAAGTCGGAGCATCCAGTATAGCTTAAGTCCACTGGCATTCGGTTTTTGCAAGAAAAAACTCGGCGTAAGCAATTATTCGGTGTTAGTGGACGTCGGCAAAATAAAAAGATCAAAAATACTATCATAAACGGCGCGCTATGCGCGCTGTGACGGAACGTAGCGCAGATGGTAGAGCACTCGGCTTATATCCGAGCGGTCGCAGGTTCAATTCCTGCCGTTCCGATTGAGAGATAAGTGTAAAGCTTATCTCGGAATACGAAAAGTTCGTATTTCTCCTTTCGCCACTAGGACGTTTCTGTTAAGGACGGTGCGAGACCGTCCGGTGGCGTTTGCCGCGAAGTACGGCAAGGCGGAAGACCGCTTGGTGTTGGATGATGGTTGTCCCGTAATTTGCTGACGAGCAATACAGGCGGATTCCTATTGATAGTTCGGGCATCTATCCCACGGTGCCTGAGCTGTCAAAAATACAATTAGGCTGTGGCGGAAAAAAGTAGACGCTTAAGCATAAGACAACCACGCTTTGGTTAGGAACAAGTCATTGAATTAACAAGGCAATGAAGGAACCTGTTAAGGGTGTTACCCGTTGTGGAAAGTCGTTGTTATGTGAGGTGCAAATCCTCACCAGCCTATTTCCTGTGATATCGCACAGGATAGTGCAACGCATGGCACGAAAAATATGATTGCTAACCGTCGTATGGCGGTTTTCGTGGATGGCAAGAAAGGTATTTGCCGGAGTAAGACGCTTCGTGAAACTGATAGTCGAAAGGTTTCAAGTGCAAGGTTCAAGTCCTTGCTCCACGATGGTGCCGAGCTGATTGATACTTTGATTGAGGTATAAATATGGTTTTAAATTGTGCAAATTGTGGCGCACCAATTGAAAGTGACAAGAAAGCGTGCCCTTATTGCAAAACTCCATATGGTTTCCGTACGAAGATAGAAATGGAACCATATATTGATTCAAACGGAAGGATTTGCAGACATGAACCGGAAATGATAGAAGTAACAACTTTGGAAGATTGTGAACCTAGGTTTATGAGGAAGTGATTGAAATGTGTGAATTTTGCAAGGATTATGATAATAACAGAATATTCGGCGCTAATATTCCCATTCAGAAGTGTGCAAATGAAACGAATTTGACAAATGCGCAAATTATGATGAATACAGGGGACAAAGTCCCCGGAATTGTGATTTATTCAAACCACTGTATGGAGAAAGGATACTTTGATATTGCATTTTGCCCGATGTGCGGAAGAAAGTTGGTGTAAGAATGAGTAATATACATAAATTCAAAGTAGAACCAATAGAAGGACACCAGGCATGTGCTAAAGTTACAGTTGATGGCGAACAGTGATTATGCAGTTCGTATAAAATAGAACATTATGCTGGAAGCCTTCCAATGGTCAATATAAACCTTGTTGCCGATGTGCAATATGAGCAAGATGTAGAAATTAACATTGTAAACTTGCATGAAATAGCTTCGCTGATGGACAAAAAAACATTCAAGGAATTTTGCAGAGTTTGGGAGGATATTCACGATGAAGCATAGCAAAGAATGGTGCACTTGCGACAGGTGTGGTGCAGAAATTAAAAAAGGAATATTGTGTGGAAATTCGATTACAAAAAATGGCATTTTAAATGTCACATACGACTTGTGCGATAAATGCATGGAAGATTTTGAAAGGTTTATGAAAAATGATTGTAAATATCAATAACAGCACATACGAGATGAACAGCAAACAGTACAAAGCAGTTCTTGATACGGCGAGCAACGCTGTTACCTGCGGTATATACGCTGTGGAAAAGAACAAGGTAGCAATCATGCTTCGAGAGGAATATAAAAGCAAGGAAGAACTGAAACAGGCAGTTGGTAATTATACGGCGAAAGGGTTTAAGGTTTATTGGAATTAGAAAATAAGACATACCGACTACAAAATGGATTGTAGCCGCTAACCTAAAACATTTATAGGCAGAGGTCTACAAGCACTTCTGCTTTTTGCGGAGGTGCTTTTCTTTTGGCAAGTTCAAGCCTAATTTCCACAGTAAATGAATATGAAAATTACATACAGGTGCATGGCGTTGATGAACAGGTTATGGATGCCATGGAAGAAGCGGCAAGGGTAGCCATTCTGACGGAAAAGGATATTGAGTATGGATTAAAGGTTTCTGCCAGAGCGAAAGAACTGGCAGAACAGTTTATTTTTCAATCTACAGGTGGCACACCATGGGATTTAGAAAAATATTCATTTCAAAACAAGGTATCTTATGAAATTCTGGACAAATATTACGAAATTTTGCTTTTGGAAGCGCAAAACAAAGTTGTGGATAGTGCTTTCCAGTATTTGGAAAAGAAAAGAGAGCCTAAAGAGCGGTTTTACATGCCAAGAAGAAAGCAATTCTTAAAAATCGGACTTATAGATGCGCTGCAAGGCATGATTGATGATAAATATGACATCCTGTGCGTATCCCTTGTCCCAGGTGCGGGTAAAACAACGGTTGAAAAAATGTTTCACGCGCTTGTCGCCGGATGGTTTCCGAGAGATTTCAGCCTTTTTTATTCGCACAGCGGAGATATTACCAGAATGTACTATGACGGTGTGTACGATATCGTTACAAATACGGAAGAATATACATGGAATGAAATTTTTCCAGATCTTTCCGTGACGAGCACAAACGCAAAGATGGAGCAATTTAATGTCGGGAAGTACAAATCGTTTCCATCCGTACAATGTACGTCTGTTGGTAGTAAGAATGCAGGTAAAGTAAGGGCTTCTAAGTTTTTACTGGTTGACGATATGATCGGCGGCATTGAAGAAGCAATGAATCCCATTATCCTTGATAAATTGTGGGATAAATACGCTGTAGATGCCAGACAGAGAAAGATACAGGACACGGACGGTAAGAACTGCAAGGAAATACATATTGCCACAAGATGGAGCGTACACGACGTCATAGGGCGCATAAAAAATATGTACGAGGGTAATCCGAGAGTAAAGGTTATTGCGGTACCGGATGTAGACCCAGTTACAGGAGAAAGCAACTTTGAATATGAGTTCTCCGGTTTTACAAAAGAATTTTTTGAAGACCAGCAATTATTGATGGACGACATATCATATAGATGCCTTTACAAACAGGAACCGATTGAGCGTGAGGGATTGCTGTTTCCGGAAGATAAAATACGCCGGTATCTTAATTTGCCGCATGGAGAGCCGGAGATTGTAACCGGTCAGTGCGATACAAAGGGAAAGGGAACAGACTATTTTGTTCTGCCTGTATTGCAAAAATACGGAGAAGATTACTACTGCGTGGATTGTGTTTGCGATAACACGGCAGATTATGAGGTTCAGTATGAAAATGCAGCAAATGTTTTGACAAACAACAAAGTTCAGGAATGTGAATTTGAGAGAAATGCCGGAGGGGACCGTGTCGCAATGGAAGTAAACAAGCGAGTGGAATCCAAAGGATGGATATGCAATATCACAGATACACCGACGGAGACAAATAAGGAAGCAAGGATTTTTCAGTGCTCTAACTGGATATTGCAGCACGTTATATTCAAAGACCCATCATTATATAAGCCAAATGATCCATATGGAGTAATGATGTCTCTTCTTAAGAGATATTCAGTGTCCGGTAAAAAGCAATTGGATGATGTGCCGGATGTATTTTCAAACTTTGCGCTTAGAGTGACAAATGGAAATAACGTAGCCAAAGTAGAAGCGGCAGTAAATCCGTTTAGGAGGTATTGATATGACAACAAAGGACTATCTAAATCAGATAAGCAGGCTTAACCGGATGATAAATAATAAGCTAATAGAGCTTGCACAACTTAAAGAGCTGGCATGCAGCATATCGTCAATTACAAATGAAGAAAGAGTAATGACAACACCAAATTTTGACAGGATAGGCGCGAAGCAGGCAAAGATTGATGAAATGGAAAGGAAGATCGATGCACTGGTTGATGATTATATCATTAAAAGAGATCAGATTGTCAGCCAGATAGACAGCATGGAAGATGAGAATGTCTATAATGTGTTGTTTTCAAAGTACATAGAAAAAAAGACATTTGAGGTTATTGCAACCGAAATGAATTACTCTTGGAGACAGACAATAAGGCTTCATGGAATTGCATTAAAAAAATTTGAGCAAAAATATGGAGCAACTTATTTGTAAAATGTCATAGAATGTCATATTGAAAAAATGATATAGTTATAATCGAAGAAAACAACAAAAGTTGAATACTTCACCTCCCCCAATCTGGAAAAGCATCGTAGAGAAATCTCCGGTGCTTTTTCTTTTGAAAAGAAAAGAGGATTTTATGGGATATAAACCAAAAACAATATATTGCCCGCGGTGTGGAAGAAAAGTTGCCACGCACGATGGGCGTTCAACAATGAACATTTCTGTGGAATGTAGGAAATGTCACAAAAAAGTGGTATTTTATCCGGAAAATGGAAAAACAGAATTAAAATCTCTTCCAATCCGGTCAACATCCAGTGGGATGACGTTTATTTAGGAGCCAATTATGAATAATAAATCTCTCCAAGATCTTGTTAAGGGCTGTTATGGGCGAAAAATTTTATATACTGATGTTGAAACCATCACAGCAGACAATATTGTCAAGGTGGTGGGAGACTGCATCGGTAATTATTATTACAACAAAACCATCATAGAATACCTATGGCGGTATTACAAAGGAGATCAGACGATTTTATACCGATTAAAGGTACAAAATGCTGATATTACAAACAAAATAGTAGAAAATCATGCGTATGAGATTGTTCAGTTCAAAGTAGGCCAGACATACGGTGAGCCAATTCAGTTTATCAGTCGAAAAGATGACGATGTGATCAATAAGGCAGTGGATGAGTTGAATGACTATCTTGTGGATGCAAATAAACAGGAAAAGGACATTAAAGCTGGTGAATGGCAGTCAGCAACCGGAACATCTTTCAAGGCGGTGAGATTTTCAAATGGAGAAATACCATTTCAAATTGTTGCTCCTACTCCGATGAATACGTGTGTTATTTATAATCGGAGCACGGAAGAACCGGTTCTTGCAGTACAAGAACTTAAGGACGAGGATGGAAGATGGTACAAACTGTGCTATACAGACAGTCATTCATGCAAAATTCAAAATGGAGTAGTTTCTGAATGGAAATTGCACGCATTTGGAAGCATTCCTATTGTTGAGTTTCCAAACAACCACGAAAGAATATCAGACATTGAACTTGTCATAGGTCTTCTAGATGCCATCAACAATATGCAGTCGAACAGAATGGATGGAATTGAGCAGTTTGTTCAGTACTGGGTTAAGTTTGTGAACTGTGAAATCGACCCAAAAACGTTTGAAGAGATGAAAATGAGCCATGCTTTGACGGTAAAGTCCAATAACAAGGATAACAAAGCCGATGTTGAGATTATGACGCAGGAACTAAATCAGAGCCAGTGTCAGGTGGCAAAAGATGATTTGTGGGACAATGCCTTGGCAATATTAGCAATACCAAACAGAGAGTCCCAAAACTCTGGAGGAGATACACAAGGAGCAGTATCATTAAGGGCTGGATGGGATTTTTCAAAGACAAGAGCAAAATTAAAAGACCCAATTGTGAAATCGGCAGAGAAGAGACTTGCAAAAGTTGTCTTAAATGTAATACGCGTTAAGGACAAGGATTTGAAATTGTCAATGAGGGATTTTGATGTGCAAATCAATCATAGCCCGCAAGACAATATGTATACAAAGTCGCAAACACTATATCAGCTTTTAGAGTGCGGCATACATCCTCTTATTGCCATTAAAACGGTGGGGCTTTGGGGAGATGCTGAAAAGACATTCCTCTTGTCTAAGCCATATATAGATGCGTTGTGGAAAACCATTGATGATGCAGAAGAGCAGGAACAAAAAGCACAGGAAATTGTAAACCAATTAAATAAACAGCAAAATAAGACAGCTACCGAGTAATCGGTGGCTGTTTTTATTTTATAAAAATTCGCAAAGTTGTGAGCGTAAAAATCAACAGTGTCATTCGGTGTCGTTGCACCGCAAAAATTCGTAAAGACATATCGGAGGTAATCAATGAAAAGAGAAGAGTTAATTGCAATGGGTATCAGTGAGGAAAATGTTGAGAAAATCATTGCTGATTACGGCAGTGCCGTACAGAGAGAACAGGCAAAAGCAGCAGAGCTTAAGGCAAAGGCAGACAGCGCAGATGAGTTGCAGAAAAAGCTGGATGAAATGGAAGCAGGAAACCTCACGGAACTTGAAAAAGCAAACAAGGCGTTAGAGACAGCAAATCAGCAGATTGCAGATATGCAGAAAAAAAACGCCATCAGAGATCAGCGCGAAGCTTTGATGGAAAAGTTAAAAATCAATGCAGAGCAGGCAAAAACGGTCGTCAAAGATGATGGAAGCCTTGATTATGACGCTCTTGGAAAGATTACATCCGAAAAGGAAACCGCAGCAGCGCAGGCAAAGGAACAGGAGATTGCGAATAATTCTGAAAATCCGGGCGGCGGTACTGCAGGTGGAGAGAATAAAAAAACGGCAGATGTTGAAAATGCCGAAAGTATCAGCTTTGGCGAACCGGCAAAAAATGCAGAAGCCAAAGACCATTATGTTTTATAGGAGGTAAATTATGGGAAAACCAATTGAAAGAGACTTTACACAGAGTAAAGGAATTTTAAAATTTTTTCCTTATGAGGGTGCGGCGTGCATCGTTCCGCAGACAATGGTGTCAAGTGCCGATGCAAACGGAAAGAAGATTGCAAAGGCAGGGACACCGTTCCCAAGCAATGACGAATCTTGCAAAGGATATCTTCTGGAAGATGTTGACGTAACAATGGGAGATGCGCCTGGAACTTATGTATATCAGGGTTCTATTGACAGCGCAAAGGTAACAGCGAACGGAGTGACCGTGGAAGCAACTGCAAAAGCAGCAACACCGCGTGTCACTTTTTTTGATTAAGAAAAGGAGGTATTAGAGAATGGCATTACCATTATCAGAAGCATTTACCGCAAGAAGCCTTGGGGTTATGTGGAATAATTATGAAAAAACGCTTGGTTCTGCGCCTTACTTAGGTAGACAGAAATTTGGAACCAGAAAACAGGACAGCCTTGAGCTTAGATTTATCAAAGGGAAAAACGGTCTCCCGGTATCCTTAAAGGCATCCAATTTTGATGCACAGGCAGAGTTAAGAGACGTTGGTGGATTTTCGGACATTCAGAACGAGATGCCTTTCTACCGTGAGTCTTACATGGTAACAGAGCGTGAAGAGCAGGAGTATGCAAATTACCAGTCGGCAGAAAATTCCAACATGGCAAACCAGGTGCTTAGAGAAATCAGCAAAAAACCGATGATGCTTATTGAAGGGGCAAGAGTAGTGCCGGAACGCCAGATTTGGCAGTTATTAGCACCATCTGATGGTATTCCAAGAGTACAGGTAACAATTGGCGGAAAGAGCTACTATGTGGATTATACTTCCGATAATGGAGTGGCGCACAAGAGAGACCATTACAAGGATATTTCCGGAAGCGATACCGATAAATGGTCTGCATTCGAAACAGCAACACCACTTGATGACCTTATCGAGATTAAACGTGAGTTTGCAAAGAAAACCGGATATTCCCTTGCACGCTTTAGCATGAATACAGAAACATGGGAAATGGTCCTTAAGGCGGAGGACACAAAGAAACAGGTGCTTGGAATTACTGCTTACAATGGCGGTATTCGCTTGCAGCAGGGGCAGGTTACAGAGTATCTTAGAGGATACGGCATCGAGATTGAAGTTTATGACAAACTTTACATCGACCCAGCAGACGGTGCCACCAAATATTTTATTCCTACAGGAGTTATTTCGGCGCAGGCATCCGGTGTGTACCTTGGAGATTATGTCTTTGGAAAGACACCGGAAGAGAGAAGCGGAAGTTTAACAGACGGAAACCTTTCTATTGTAGAAACCGGCATTTCGGTATATACATACGCAACAAATCATCCGATCAACACTCATTGCGTTGTGTCAATGATCGGATTGCCTACTTTTGAGGGCATGGACAGCGTTGTTGTCATGAAAGTTGCGTAGGAGGTGCGGTATGATTGCTGAATACACGGTAAAGCGAAATGGAAGATGGTACAAAGCAGGAGATGAAATCCCGGACATTGTTCCGGGAGAGAAATCTTCCGGCGGTTACACCAAGACAGAGATTAACAGAATGAGCACTTCTGATTTACAGGCACTTGCCGCTGAACATGGGATCGAGGGTGCAGAAGAAATCAGTGGAGCGGAACTGAAACGCATTTTGATCGAGCAGTTCGGATTATAGGTAGGGAAGAATGGACGAATATACAACATTAGAGCAGGTCAAAATCAGACTGAAACAATTTCATATTGAAACCGTTACGGATGAAGATGGTGTTACTTCTGATGTTGTCGTGTTCGACCAGAAAGAAGATAATCCTTACATTGAACAGCTTATCAAGCAGGCAAGAAATGAAGTGGTAAGCAAGCGGAATTACCCGGAAAGCTACACGGATGAAAAAATATCCGAAGACTTGAAACAGTTTGAGGATGTAATCGTCAATTTATCCGTGTACGACCATTCACAGGCAGGAGAAGCCTATATGGCAAGTTATTCAGAAAACGGCGTAAGCCGTAGCTGGAAAGACAGGGAAAGCTTGTTTGTGGGAGTATTTCCGTTTATAAAATCATTATAACCCCTCGATTTCGAGGAGTTTAGAAGATTGTGCGTTACGTTTTGCCGATGTTGGCAAAACGTAGCAGGCGGCACACATTGAGCGGTGGTGGGCGGTGTGCCATAAAAAATGAAAGGCGGTATATGATTTGACGATTGAAATATCAACAGCAATCATTATAAGCGTGCTGTCGCTTGGTTTTTCCGTCTTTATGGGCTTGAAGAGCAACAAAAGGACAGACAACACGGATCTTGAAGAGCGCGTGCGGGAGAACACACGCATTAACATGAAGTTGGATGCCATTTCAAACAACACAACCGAGATCAAGAATGAAGTTTCGGAGATGAGAAAAGAAATAAATTCTCACGACAACAGAATTATAAAGGTTGAAGAAAGTGTGAAATCGGCGCATCACAGAATTGACGGGATAGAAACCCGTCTTAATGATGAAAAGGAGGTTTAATCATGGATATTATACAGTCTGTAATTGCAAATATGACAATTATTCTGGCGATTATTGGTGCACTGGCATTTGTTGTGTCTGTGGTAACACAGGTAATCAAAGGTGTAGGCGTATTTTCTAAGGTTCCGACGGACATTCTGGTATTTGTCCTTTCTATCGGTATCACGATCGCCGCATTTGTGGCATACATGCAGTACATCCAGACATCAATTTTATGGTATATGATTTTGGCAGCTATTATTGCAGGATTTATTGTTGCGTTTGTCGCGATGTATGGCTGGGAAAAGCTTTCTGAACTGTGGAAGCGGTTCGGCAAGGATGTGAAGTGAAATGCTTGAAATTAACAAGCAAAAAATGAATTATTCGCTACAGAGCGGAAAGGTTCCGGTGTATGTGACGGACGAGGATGGAAACATCGAATATTCTTCATATACTGATTCGGATGGAAATGTAATTTATTACCTCGATGAAGATGGAAACAAAATACCGAAAACAACCGGAGAGTATACCACAGGTTATGAGAAGCCTGTGGTTTTTTATTCTTCAATCAGCAATAAGTTGAGTGAAGCACTTATAAAAGAGTTTGGCGTTGACAATTCCACAAACTTTGTTCAGATTGTCGAAGACAAAGGGAAACTTCCATTGAGCGTCGGCTCTTTGGTATGGAAACGGTCAGATGTAAGGTACAAAGATGAAGAGAATACAATAGTTGACGAAAATTCGGCTGATTACATCGTAAAAGGTGTCGCAGACGAGGGATTGACGGTTGATTTGTTCTTATTGCAAAAAAATGTGAAGTAGGTGCAGCATGGGAAAGAAAGTAATAACAATGAGCCTGTCTGAAAAGTATGTTCAGAGCGTCATACGAGAGCTTAGAGCCTATCAAAACAGCTTGACATATAAATGTCAGCTATTGGCAGAAAAACTCGCGGAAAAGGGCGTAGAGATTGCCAGAGTGCAAATTGCTGACCTTGACGCAATATTTACATCGGAACTGATTTCAAGTGTTCATGCGGAATATGAAGGAAGCACTAAGGGCGGCGGTATATGGGCGGTAATAGCCGGTACAGACCATGCCGCATTTGTTGAGTTTGGAACCGGAATTGTGGGACAGCAAAGTCCTTATCCTGGGAAACTGCCAGAGGGTGTTTCGTGGCAGTACGCAAGTGGAAAAACTATCCATCAGATTTCAGATGGAAGATATGGATGGTTTTATCAGGACGACAATGGCGATTGGTGGTTTACAGAGGGAATGCCAAGCCGACCATTTATGTATCTGACCGCAAATGAGTTGCGTCAGATTGTTACACAGACAGCGAAGGAGGTGTTTGGATAATGGCAGGCAACCAGTGGGTATTTGACCTTGAAACAAACATTTTTTCCAATGTTGTAACGATAGCCAAACCAAAACTCCAAAAGAAATACAAAAGCATGAACTTTGACACTGCGTTTACAACGGTTGAAAAGAACCTTGATAAAGACCCTGTTTTCCCGACTATTTACATCCATGAGATGCCGGGGCTTGAACGTGGGGCAGATTTAGAGGGCACATCCGTAAATGCGGTGCAGGAAACAATACAGGTTGACGTCATTACAAACACAAAGCAGAGCGATGCAAAAGGGATTATGGCTGTTTTAGCTGATGCTTTTAAGCAGATGAGATTTCAAATCACAGCAATTCCGGAGTTTAAAAACGACAGCGAAAAAAAATTTAGAAGCGTTGCAAGGTTTCGGAGGATAATCGGAGCCAACGACAGATTGATGTAAAAGAGCCGAAAGGCTCTATTTTTTATGCACCGGGCGCAAAGAGATGCGTCTGATAACCGCATTATTTAGCGGTAGAAAGAGAGGTAAAAATGGCAGCAGCAGGATTGTCTACGTTAGGAATTACTTTTGGCTATGGCACAGAAGCGACAGCCGGAACAAAGCCTACATCGTTTAAACAACTCACAAGAATTAACTCGATTGGCGGTATTAACATTGAGCCGGAACAGATCGACGCATCCGCTTTAGAGGATGCAATTACCAGATATGTAAAGGGGCGCGCAGATACAGGCGGTTCATTCCCTATCACGGTAAACCTTACAGACGCCACAAAAGAAGAGTGGGAAGCACTTATCACGGCGTACAAAGCGCTTACCGATGGGAAAAGAATGTGGTTTGAAACCATTATTCCTGGATTTGCAGATGCGTTTTTTGTGGTTGCGCAGCCACCGGAGCAGATACCGCAGCCGGAGATTGGTCAGAATGAGCTTTTGACGGTTGAAATGAACCTTACCATTGAGGAATACAAGGGAATGGACACGGCTGTAGCGTTTACACCGGGGGAATAACACGTCAGTCGAATAGTTCGGTTGAATCGGCTGACGATAATCAGACAACCGAAGCGGAACTTGAGGGAACAGTTTAAAAGAATAGGGCGGTCTTCGGACTGCCCTTTCCCTATATGAGAGGGAGAAAGGGAAAGAAAATGACAAAATTAAAGCTTGGAGAGAAAGAGTTACAGATCAAATTCGGATATGAAGCAACCGTGAAAAGCGGAATTATCAAGAAAGTAGCAAAATTAGACCAGATGAAAAATATTGAAGCGGTTGACGAAATCCTTTTATTTATTCCGGAGTTAATCCTTGTAGGCGCGCAGAAGTTTCACAAAGAGGAGCTTGGATACAACTTGGAAACTGAAGAAAAAAAGGAACAGCAGCTTGGAAAAGTATATGCCATGCTGGATGACTACTTTGACGGAGAAGATGCAGATGTTCATGCACTTTACAATGCACTTTTAACAGAGTTACTTGAAAACGGTTTTTTATCAAAACTGCTCAAAGCAGAGCAGAAAGAAGCGGAGAAGAAAACTCCGAGGAAAAAGTAGAAGAACAGAGAGAACTTACATGGGGAACATATTGCACGGAAATCCGCCCATTCTGGCTTTTAGTCACTAAAGGGTATGGATTTACCGTGTGTGATATAGACGCGTCCTGCCCGGCTGATTTACAGCCTTATGCGGATGCTTACAACTTAGATAAAAAGCAAAGAGACAATGATATGTGGATGTGGTTTGGAACATATGGATTGTCAGCGGTATCAGTGGCAGTAGAACATTGTCTTGCTGGTAAAAAAGCTAAATCAAAGTATGTAGACAAGCCTATCACAGAGCATAGTTTGTTAAACGATTCTAAAATGACAGAAGAGGAAATTCAGAAACAAAGAGAATTATTTGTGGCAAAACTCAAAATTATGCAATCAAATTATGAGTTGAGCCACCCAAAGAAAGAAGAGGTGCCACATGAAAATTAAAGGTATTGATGTTTCCGGGTACAATGGAAATATTAACTGGTCAAAAGTAGCAGAAAACGGCGTTGAATTTGCCATTTTGAAAGTAATCCGAAAAGATTTGCAGCCGGACAAGTATTTTGAAGCAAACTGGACAGGAGCAACGGAAGCGGGTGTTCCGGTGCAGGGCGTATATAATTACAGCTACGCAACAAACGCAGAAAAGGCACGGACTGATGCACAAAGAGTGATTGAAGTTCTTGCCGGAAAAAATGTGATGGTGTGGCTGGATGTAGAGGATAAGTGCCAGCAGAATATTGGAGATAAGATTGTTTCTATTATCAATGAATATCAGAAGATCATTGAAGATGCAGGGTGCAAATTTGGTGTATACACGGGTCTGTCTTTTTACAACAGCTATATCAAGCCATATCTTGAGCATATTGATTGCCCGTTTTGGGTCGCAAGATACCCGTCCAGTACGCCTATGATGATTACGTCGGATGCACCGGAAGATAAGAAGCCTGATATTCTTCATGAACTTTACGGATGGCAATACAGTTCAAAGGGATTTGTAGCCGGTGTTTCCGGATGCGTCGATCTGAATGAACTGTATGTAGCGGTAGACACGGTAAATGTAATGCCAGAGCCAGAGAACACGCTTCATAAGGTTGGAGAGGAAATCACGGTTTCTTCTTACTACAAATCTTCCACGGCTGGTATTGGAGATGCGATCATCAAGTATGCTTTCGGAACGATTACACGAATCAAGGCGGGTACGCATAATCCATATTGCTTTTCAAAAAATGGAGTTGCAGTAGGCTGGTGTAACGATGGAGATATTCGATCAACGGATGCTTCTGTGCAGTCTACAGATAAAAAGACAACGTATACGGTACGACGCGGCGATACACTTTCAAAGATCGCAAAAGAAAACAATGTAACGGTTGCAAAATTGCAGAAAGACAACGGGATCAAGAACCCAAACAAAATTTATGTAGGGCAGAAAATTTTGATTCAGTAAAAAATCAAGGACGGTAAGGTGTCACAGCCTACCGTCTTTTTATTATGCGTAGAAAGTTGGTGCGGTCATGGCAGATATTGATGAATTACAGATAAAAATTAAGGCTGATTCTGCAAAAGCGAGCGATTCCATTGATAAACTTGCATCAAGTTTGGATAGTCTTGGAAAAAGTCTATCATTTGATACCAGTAAACTTTCAAACATAGCATCTGGAATTAGAAGCATGTCTGACGCGGCAACAGGGTTTAAGGGTGCAAAATCAAAAGAGATTACATCACTTGCCACCGCATTAAGCAAATTCTCAAATGTAGACACATCATCTTTCTATGGTATATCTGCGGCAATGAAAAATCTTGCGGCAGGAATGAAAGATACAAAAACGATTGATGCAAGTGGAATTATGAATACGGCGGCGGCACTGTCTAAAATGGGCGGAACGTTGGCTACTGTAGGAACAAGCAATCTAGTTAAAATTAAGGATGACCTTGCTTACTTTGTCAAAGGAATGAACAGCGTAGGGGCACTTAACTTTGATACAACAGGTTTGACCAATCTGATAGGAAGTATCAGCAGACTTGGTGGTAAGATTTCTACACAGGCGACAGCCAATTTGCCGCAAATATCAGCGCAACTACAGAATTTTGTGCGCCAGATGAATAAAATCGGCGAACTGAAATTTGATATGACAAACATGAGCAGCCTTGTGACGTCTATATCAAGGTTAGGAAGCGTTGCGAGCGGCAGGGCAGTAAACAACATACCTTTGCTTGCAGATAACCTTAAATACCTGTTTGAGACGCTTTCAAAAGCGCCTAACGTAAGCGCAAACATCATCCGGATGACAGAAGCACTTGCCAATTTGGCAAAAACAGGAGCATCATCCGGTAGAGCAGCAACATCTCTCGGAAAAAGTTTGAACATTTTTAGTGGATCTGCGAATAAGGCGAAAAGTAGCAGCTTTAGTCTTGCGTCAGCATTTGGAAAACTATATGCATCATACTGGCTGTTATTCCGTGCTTTTTCAAAGATTAAAGATGCAATCGACATTTCATCTTCTTTGACAGAGGTTGAGAACGTTGTACGTACCACATTCGGCAATTATGAGAAGCTAATACAGGACTTTTCAAAAACATCCATACAGGATTTTGGCATGTCAGAGTTGACCGCTAAACAGGTGGCAAGCCGATTCCAAGCTATGGGTACAGCCATGGGATTTTCACAAGGAAAGATGGCTGACATGTCGCTACAGCTTACAAAGCTGACTGCGGATATGGCTTCTTTCTATGATATGGAGCAGTCTGATGTTGCAAGGAACCTGCAGGCAGTATTTACCGGAGAGACAGAGCCGTTAAGAAAATACGGTCTTGACCTCACACAGGCTACCCTTAAAGAGTGGGCTATGAAACAGGGCCTAGATGCCGACATTTCGTCTATGACGCAGGCAGAAAAGACCATGCTCCGGTATCAGTATGTTATGGCTAATACAGCCGCGGCGCAGGGAGACTTTGCGAGGACAGCAGACACATGGGCAAACCAGATAAGAATACTTAAGCAGTCATTTGAACAGCTTGCGGCTATTATCGGTGGCGCACTTATTAACGCTTTTAAACCGTTTGTAAGAACTCTTAATGCAGTCATGCAGAAAGTTATTGCTTTTGCAACGACAGTAACCAATGCGTTAGGATCAATTTTCGGATGGAAATTTGAGATTTCTGCCGGTGGTTTGGCAGATGATTGGTCTGATGCAGCAGGGAGCGCGGCTGATATAGCAGACAGCACTGGACAGGCAGCGAAAAACGTTGAAAAGATGAATAAGGGCTTAAGAGCCTTTGACGAACTAAATCTGATTACCACTCCGGATAATTCAAGCGGATCTGGCGCTGGTGGTTCCGGCGGTGGCGGTGCATCCGGCGGTGGTGCGTCTGGTGGGCTGGTACAGGTAGATACCATTTTCAAAGACTATGAAAGCCAGATCAGAAGTTTGCGGGAACTTGGGGCATATATCAGCGATGCGCTATCAGATGCCATGGAATCTATTGACTGGGATAGAATTTATTCCAAGGCTAGAAACTTTGGAAAAGGGCTGGCAGATTTCCTTAATGGGCTTATTACACCAAGATTGTTCGGAGATGTCGGCATGACGATTGCAAGTGCGCTTAACACAGCAATTTATTCAGCCTTGTCATTTGGAGAAGAATTTGACTGGACAAATCTTGGAGATTCTATTGCCGCAGGAGTGAATCGCTTCTTTGAAACGTTTGATTTTTCGGCACTTGGTAGAACAATCAATACATGGGTTCATGGAATATATGACACTATTACAACAGCAATTGGAAATATCAAGTGGTCAGAAGTATGGGATGGTGTAACGGATTTTTTGAGTGAAATTGATCTTGAGACAATATCTCTTATTATTGGAGCATTTGCACTTAAGTATGCAGGTAAAATTCTTACAGGTAAAATTCTTAAGGAAACGATAGGAAAACTAATTAGTGAGAAGTTTGTGGCGGCGTTTGGACAAGAGTCAGTAAAGTCAATTCTTTCTTATGTAGTTCCGATTTCACTTTCCGTTGCAGCTGGGGCATTAACTTTTACTATTGGAAAAGACAGTATAAAAAAAGATGCAGAAAATCTAGTAAAAGCATATAAAGATGGTGGATTTTTACAATATTTACAGGAAAGCTTAAAACAGCTTATAAATCCGTTTGAGTGGATAAATACATATGGAGGTGGGATTTTAAGCCAAAAAGGAATACTTGATCGTTATTCAGATGGAGTTGACTTAAACATTAAGATGCCGAAAAAAGAAGATTACGCATCTTTAGATGAATATCAAAAAGCACTAAATGATTTTAACAATAATGTACCAGACAGCCTAAAAGTTCCAAGTAGCTTTGATTTAAAAGCATGGATAGATGAGTGGAAACAAATAAATGGTCTAGATAATGTGGACTTAAGAGCAGAAGTTGTTCTTCCAAACTTGAGAGAAAAAATATCTGGGTTTAAAGACGACGTAAAAGAATGGTGGGGATTAGATGTTGAACTACCCGTTCGCAATAAATTAACAACAACTTTAGAGAATGTTTCTTCATGGTGGGAAGATGTAAAAGAATATTGGGGAGAAAAAAAGCTTTCAATACAGACAGAAATAGGAGAAATAAAAGGTAAAATAGAAGAAAAGTGGAATGAAGCATCTGAATACATTCAAGAAAATATTTTGCCTTGGTTTACTAAAGATCATTGGCTTGAAATAGGAAACGGAATAAAAGAAGGTCTTTCGACTAAATGGGAGGAATTCTCTACATGGTGGAGTGACACAGGTATAGCCGTTTGGTGGAACGAGAAAGTTTCTCCATGGTTTACAGAAGATACATGGAAAAATCTTGGAGAAAGCATAAGAAAAGGTCTATCTAAAAAGTGGGAGGAATTTACTGGATGGTGGGAAAACACCGGATTCTATAAGTGGTGGAATCAAGATGTTGCTCCAAAGTTTACAACAGACAAGTGGACATTTAGTGGTATTTCAGATGGATTAAAAAATGCATGGAATAATGCTATAGCCGCTGTAAAACACATATGGAACGGATTTGCAAACTGGATGAACTCAAAGCTTTCTTTTTCGTGGGATGCGGTAAACATTGCTGGAAAGCAGATTGTTGGAGCCGGAAGTATAAATCTCGGGAAAATTCCTACTTTTGCCGCCGGAGGATTCCCAAGCCAGTACAGTATGTTTATGGCGGGAGAAAATGGACGGGCAGAAATGCTGGGGACTGTTGGAGGGAAAACAGCGGTTGCTGGTGGACAGGAAATTACAGGTATTCGAGATGCAGTGTACAGTACGGCGCAACAGGAAATGGAATTGCTAAGACAGCAAAATCAGTTGCTTCAAGGAATTTTGGAAAAAGAATTTGGGATTACATCCGAGCAGATCGGAAAAAGCGCTCGCAATTATGCAAAAGATTACTTTAACAGAACTGGAAGAGAAGCATATATTTTCTAATGACAAATACCGCCACTTGTGGTAGAATCATTTTATTACAAGTGGCGGGAGGGTAACACATGGCGTTGATTAAATGTCCTGAATGTGGAAAAGAAATTTCAGACAAAGCAGAAATGTGTATCAATTGCGGATTTCCGTTGAAACAACACGAAAACAATGAAATGTCTGCGGGGAAAAGTGAATTTTATAAATCATACGAACAAGAAAACGAAAATGATAGATGGTGGGAACGCCCAAAAGAGCCAGAGATTACAGGTGTTGGAAAATTATTCTTAAGAAATTCTGTTGAAAGATCTCAAAACACGGGATTTAATGGTATATATAAATATACTTTATTCGGAGAAAAAAAAGAGGTTTACTGTCCAAGATGTGGGAGCGAAAATTGTTCTCATTATACGGAGCAGAAATTTGTACCAGGCAAAACAAAGACAAGATACACTGCAAATCTAAATCCATTTAAATTGTTTACTTTAGTAAATAAAAAGGAAAAGATTTTGAGAAAAGATCAAACATATGAAATAAATAAAATTATATGTAATGATTGTGGCTACACTTTCATATAAATTTGGATTTAATATGTGGAGAATTACGATGGAGAATAGGGAGTCTGAATCAGAACTAAATGAGTGCAAAAAGAAGTTGAATAAAGCACATCAAACGATAGAAGAATTGAAAATTAAGATGACGCAAGATAAAAAGAATTACAAATGGGAAATAAGAGAGTTAAATAAAGAAAAAGATGCATTAAAGGCGCACAATACTGATCTTTTTAATCGGGAGTCAAACGCGCTTATTCGTGCGGACGATTTGGAAAAAGAGAATATTGCATTGAAAAAAGAGAAAAAGAAATTGGAAATAAAAATAGAAAAACTGGAAAAAGAGAACGAAAACTTATTGAAGAAAAAGGATGAATGTACTAGGGATGCAGATTGGGAAAGGCTGGGGAAAGCGGGTATATAAGAGGGAGCGCAGAGATGCGCTTCTTTTTTTGAAAAATATTTCAAAAGGGTATTGACTTTTGTGTACTCATATATTAACATTTATGTGCACACAAAAGAAAGGAGATGAAACAGTGTCACCAAGAACAGGAAGACCGACAGATAATCCCAAAAATAACATTATAAAAGTAAGAGCAACAGAAAAAGATAGAGAAAAACTTCTATATTGCTGTGAAAAGACCGGAATGACGCAATATGATGTAGTAATGAAGGGGATTGATAAGGTCTATAACGAAATAAGAGCAACCGAAGCCCTAGACAAGTAACGGTTACTCTTACACTTACAGCCACCAAAAGCGGTTGATACATGGATTATACCGCTTTTTGGAATGGTTGTCAAACAGCAAACGAAAGGAAGGTAAAATCTATGAGAAGCATTGAAGAAATTGTAAGAACGATACTTAATAGTGACGCGCTGATGGAGAAAGTGAATCATGTTGTGGAAATCGAGAGGATGAAGTATAACCGTGGTTGGAGTACCGAAACGGACATTGATAATTTTTCTCCGCTTGGTTTTCGCAAAGTGGTAACATCAGCCATGAATTTGCTCGGACTGCCGAACGAATCCGATGAGGTTGATATTGCCAGCGAAATTCTTAAGGACATTTTCAGAAATGAAATCATAAAAAAGGATGGAACTTATTTACCGAGCCAAATTGAGCAGTACAGATCGTTGCTTTCTCGGCTTGCAATCCAATGTGATAACGAAAAATTGTTGTGCGGCGTTGTAATATTTATGGCAGATCTGAATGATGAGGACGTAATAGATCACGACGGTATTTACCGCCTTGTAAAGAAAGGCGGTGCGAGATAATGAACAAATTTTTGGAAATAGTATACGCAAGTCAAATTGCAGATGAAGAACAGGGCGGGAAATGGCGTGAATTTTTTGAGCCGCTCATGGAGAGACTTAAGGGCATTGTAAGCGAAAGCGTTTATGATGAATTGCTTGAACTTCTTATTGACTGTACTACTGACAATAACCGCTTCTATGCCGTAGAGGGCATGAAACTTGCTATCGGAATTATGGATGGAACTTATGTTCCCAAAATATAAGAGGGGGGATTTGCTGATGAACGATATTCAGATTTTTAACAATCCAGAGTTTGGAGATATTAGAACAGTAGTTATTGACAATGAGCCGTGGTTTGTGGGAATAGATATTGCAACGGCACTTGGATTTGGAAAAGGAACAGCTCCGATTAACGCAATAAAAAGGCACGTTTATGAAGAGGATAAGCAACTCACCAAAATGGTGAGCCAGGGTCAGAATAGGGATATAACCGTTATCAATGAAAGCGGTCTGTACTCCCTCATTTTTGGCAGAAAACTTGAAAGTGCGAAGAAGTTCAAGAAATGGGTAACATCCGAAGTTCTCCCATCCATTCGTAAGACTGGTACATATATGATGCCTCAGACCACGGATGGGAAGATTGCATTGCTTGCACAGGGGCACACGGAGCTTAAAGCAGAGGTCGACGAAATCAAGGCGGATTTGGAAAGTCTTAAGATGGACTTACCGATACTTCCGGTGGAAGCCGACCGCATTACGGAAGCTGTCAGAAAGAAAGGCGTTTCAATCATGGGCGGCAAACAGTCGAGCGCATACAGCAATCGTGGATTACGCCAAAAGGTTTACAACAACCTGTATGCCAATCTGAAATACAACTTTGGGGTTCGGTCTTACAAGAGCATTAAGCGTAGCCAGTGCGATAAGGCAATGCAAGTGATAAATGATTATCAGACGCCGTATTTTTTTGCAGGAACAGATTGACGATGTCAATATGCAACAGAGGTTGGAATTTGATTGACAGATTTCAACATATGGTATAGAATATCAGAAAATAGAATATTTGCTTGTAGTAGAGAGTTCTGGGATAAGTGAAAATCCAGAAAAGCGGTAAATGCGCCGCCCTAAGTTGATTAAGTCCGTAGCAGGTAAAATCGACATAGGGCGGTTTTTTGTTTGAAAATTCATCCGAAAGGATTGAATATATAGTGTGCGACTCCTGTTAGGGTATGTTCCTAACGCGCGCGAATCAGTGAAGATGCTGGTTACTATAAAACGGAATAACAAATGTCAGTGAAGATGCTGGCTACAAATTTGAACGGGCGCGGCTGCTTAAAATGGTGGTCGCGCAATTCCAGTCTTATATATTGGAGGAACATACATGGAATTTGTTGCAATTAAAGAAAGGGTTGCAAATGATAAAATCACTTCATTGGAAGTTGCCGAGATGGTGGGAAAAGAACATAAAGAATTGTTGAGAGACATAAGAAGATATTCACAGCAGTTTAACGAGAGCAAGATTGCGCTGGTTGATTTCTTTATAGAAAGCACTTATAAGGACGGAAAAGGGGAGAAACGACCGTGCTATCTGGTTACCAAGAAAGGTTGTGAGTTTATCGCTAATAAGCTGACAGGAATAAAAGGTACGGCTTTCACAGCAAAGTATATCAACCGTTTCCATGAGATGGAAGATCAGTTGAAACCAAAAGCACCGCAGACGTATCTGGAAGCACTTAAAGCGTTAGTGGCTGCTGAGGAAGCAAAAGAAGAGTTGCAGGCACAGCTTGATGTATCAAAGGACTGGTATTCTATTAAGCGTGTTGCGGCAATGAACGGTGTGGACTGGAAAACATTTAACTGGCGGAAACTTAAAGAAAAGAGCATCGAACTTGGATATGGCATCAAAAAGATTTTCGATGCGAACTATGGCGAGGTCAATACTTATCATAGGGATGCTTGGGAAGCGGCATACCCGGAGTATGAAATTTAGGAAGGATTTTATGAATGGAATCAAGATTACATATGGAAACGCGGAAGTAATTCACACGCCGGAGAAAATTGTGATTAAAGCGCCCAATATCGAAGTAATCACAAAATAGATAAAGAAAAAGAAGTGGCATCTATCAAACTGGTAGGTGCTATTTTTATACCCATTTTACCGACTGTCATTTGAGACAGCCGCAAACCAAAACAGTTAGGTGGTGGAAACATGGCGTACAGCGGTTGGTTGTTAAAGATTGGAAATTATACAGTTCCAATGTCTTTTATGAAACCAGAGACATATAGCCCATATGTGAATATGCAGGACTTAGATGATTATACGGACGCTAACGGCTATCTACATAGAAATGCTGTGGAATTAAAGGCTTTAAAAGTTGAGTTTGAAACACGGGCTATGCTTACAAACACGGAATTTAATGCCATTATAAGTAAAATACGTCAGCAGTTTACTAATGCAACCGGAAGATCCTGCTATATCACGGCTTACATACCGGAGTATGACGATTATGTAACACAGTATGGTTACATGGCAGATTTTCAACCTACAATATACGGGACTTATGGAGGTCAAATTCATTACAACTCTGTAAGATTGGCATTTATAGGGGGTGTATACGATGGTTAATTACCAATATTCAAGCCTGTTTTTAAAGGACAGCGTAGACAAACAGTTAAACATCGTATCTGATGATGGGAAAATCAATATCACAAACACCGAACTACACCAAGAAAAATTTGAATTGACAGAAAGTTTGTGTTCGGAATCTGAATTAACATTCGGGGCATGTGAAGCCGGTATGATTAAATTCACGGTGTCCAATGTATTCTTGCCAATGAAAGGCAAGTGGTTGACTGCAAAGATGACTCTTGATGGTCACGAAGATAAACCATTCCAAATAGGAAGATACAAGGTTTATTCTGACACACCTACGGCAGATCGGACGTGCCGGGATGTGGTAGCTTACGATGCTTTGTATGATATTTTATCATCTGATGTTACTGATTGGTACAATCAGATACTTCCACAAAAAGATAGCAAGGTAACTCTCAAACAATTCAGAGATAGCTTTTTTAATCATTTTGGAGTGGAACAGGAAGAAGTATCTCTTGTAAATGATGAAATGATTATTGAAAAAACTGTAGAAGTGACAGCATCAAGTAGCGGAAGTTCAGATACCGCAGCGACAAGCACAATAGGCGAAGCCATGAGCGGGAAAGAGGTTTTGTCTTGTATACTTGAAATTAACGGTTGCATGGGAAATATCGGGCGCAATGGAAAGTTTCGCTATGTGTACTTAACGCAAGAGATGCAGGGGCTTTATCCGGCGAATGATCTTTACCCGGCGGATGATCTTTATCCTAGAAATCCAAAGAGCACCAGCATAAGTAAAAGTCAGTACATTTCAGCACAATATGAAGATTATATTGTCAGAACGATTGACAAACTGCAAATTCGTGAAAAAGAGAATGATATAGGAGTGATTGTAGGTGATGGCAAAAACACTTATGTGATCGAGGGAAATTTCCTTGTTTATGGGAAAGGGACAAAGGAATTAAACAAAATTGGAGGAAAAACGTTATCAAAGATAAAAGGAATTATATACAGACCATTTAGTGCTGACTGCAAAGGAAATCCATGCTTTGAGGTTGGAGATGCGGTACGGCTGACCACAAAATATGAATTGATCGAGACTTACATCCTAAAGCGCACGCTGAAAGGCATACAGGCTTTGCGCGACGATCTGGAAGCGGACGGGGAAGAGTACCGGACAAGTAAGGTCAACGGAATACAGCGGAGCATATTGCAGCTGAAAGGCAAGAGCAACACGCTGGAACGGTCAATCGAGGAAACAAAGTCGACAATCGTTGATGTGGAAAAAGGATTGCAGTCACAGATTACACAGACTGCATCAGAAATCCGGGCAGAGGTAAAAAATACCACAGATGGGTTATCATCACGGATTACCCAGAATGCGAGTAGCATCACAGCCGAGGTCAACCGGGCAACGGAAAAAGAAGGACAGCTTGCGGCGGCAATACAGGTCAATGCAGAGGGGATCACAAGCAAAGTTTCCCGAGACAGTGTCGTTTCGGAAATTAACCAGTCGGCAGAGGGGGTTAAAATTCGGTCGGACTTGCTTGAACTTAAAGGCAATGTCGAGATGACAGATGGTTACATTCAACTTGAAGCGGTCGAAGCAAAGAACTTTATTGTCTTGAAGCGTGAAGGAACGGAAGTAACTATGGGAAATGATGGTATGAGCGCTATTGCTGATTCAAGAAAAGCAATATTTCAGTATTCCCAAGTATCCGTAGAAGATACAGACACAGGATCTTTTGCAAAGATTCTGGCAACAGGAACAGGGCTGTCATCATATGGATGGGAAAGTTACTCCGACCGGCGGTTAAAGCATGGCATAGAATCCCTTGACCGAGAAAAAAGTGCTGCACTTATACAGTCACTGCGACCGTGCCGCTTTATTTATAACTATGACGCCGCGGGACATTACCGACACGGTCTGATTGCGCAGGAGGTATTGAACGCGGTCGGTAATGAAGACTGGGCGATTTGCTCCGAGAATCCAGATCCGGATGGCAATACCTATTATTCACTTGACAAAACAGAGTTGATTGCTGATCTGATAGCTACGGTACAGTTACAACAAGAGGAAATAGAAGAATTAAAAAGGAAAGTAGGATGAGAAAATGGTCAATGCAAAAATCCGTGAGTTTGAGAATGACATTATCAATTTTATCAATGCGAGCGGTGACATCCCAGTAGAGGTAAAGCATCTGGTACTTAGGGATATATGCAACCAGCTTGAAAAAGAAGCGGATAAGCAGGTGGTCGCGGAAAGACAGATGGAACAGAAAAAGAAATCGGAGGAAAGCCATGAATAAAGCATATAAGCGTATTAACTGGGAGAATTACCCGAGCGATGCTACGCCTTTGAATGAAGCGAATCTCAACAAGTTGGACAGTGCAACAGATACCATTGACGACCGTGTGATTACTCTGGATACAACAAAAGCCACGAAAACAGAGGTGGCAACTCTTGTGTCGGATGTGACGTTCGAGGAATTGACAGGTATTATTACTGTCACAAAAAAGAATGGTTCAAAGGTTACGATCGACACGCAGATGGAGAAAATAGCTGTCAACTTTGACTATGACCCGGTTACGGAGCAGATCATACTTACTCTGATCGACGGCACGAAACAGTACATAGATTTATCGGCGCTGATTACCCAGTATGAGTTTTTGGATACGGACACAGTGGCTTTTATCATTGGAACGGATGGCAAGGTGTCAGCCATTGTTAAAGAAGGGAGCATTGAAGAGAAACACTTAGAACCAAATTACCTGGCAAAGATCAAGGTGGAATCTGCAAGAGCTGAAACAAGCGCAGCAATAGCGAAAGAATGTGCAGACAGGGCAGAAGTATCAGCAGACAGAGCAGAACAGGCAGCCGAAGCAGCCGGGTGGGCTGACTTTGACATAAATGATAAGGGGCATTTGATTTTTTCCAAAACGGACAACTTGGAAACTGATTTCAAATTAACAAACACAGGAAGATTGGAGGTAACGTTATTATGAGTAAAACAGTAGACCTGGGACCGGTATCTGCATACGCACTTGCTGTAAAGCACGGATATGAGGGCACAGAAGAGCAGTGGATTGCAGAGGTAGAAAGTAAAAGGGTGGATGCGGTGAATGCGGCGGCAGATGCTAGGCAGTCAGCTGATACCGCAGCGGAGAAAGCGGAGATCGCCACACAAAAGGCAGAGGAGATCAAAGGTGAATCGGAAGCTGCGGCGGCGAGTGCAACCAAAGCACAGAGTTATGCCGTTGGCGGTACTGGAAGTCGTGATGGAGAGGATACGGATAACGCACAGTATTATTACGAGCAGGTCAAGCGCGTGTCGCAGGGGCTTAACGGCATTATACCAATGGGTACGGTAGCATTTGCGGATCTGCCGGTATCCGGCATGGAAAACGGATGGATGTACAACATCAGTGATGATTTTACCTCAGACGATCGATTCAATGACGGTGGTATTTTTTATGGTAAGGGTAACAACGTCATCTGGACATCCGAAGGGAAATGGGATGTAACAGCTGGATCGGGCGTGACGGGGATCAAAGGAAACAAGGAGAAAACCTACCGGCAGGGGAATGTTAATCTTACACCGGAGCAGATCGGCGCAGTTGCAGAAGATGGAGATGCATCGGATACAACCGTTGCTTTTGCAAGCAGTGACGCGCCGGATGTCGATGCAAGCGCTTGGGAAAGTGTCGCAAAGCTGACAAGTGGCGAAAAGCACACTTCACTTTTTACCAAGGTGTCACAGATGTTTAAAAATGTGCGGTATCTGTACAAGATGCTTGGAAGCACGGACATATCTTCTATCGGTGGTGGGACGGTGACGGGGGCGATTTCTTCACATAACGAAGCTTTAGCGAAGTTAAATACAGATCTTGAATGGAAATATTTTAAAAATATTTCTGGAACAGACACGACTTTTACTGATTTACCCGATTACAATGAGTTACAACTTAGTGTGCTATACAAAACCGACACTGCCAGAAATATGTGGCCGATAAGAGTTCCGCAAAAGGCTTTGCCTGTAAATCTATCAGATGTGTACCAGTGCAAAGTGGGACATTATGCCACCGCTACCGAAAACGCAATGATCAATATCTATCTGACACAATCTAAAATAAAAGTAGCGCAAGCTTATGTTAATGGATTGGATGTGCACAATAGTATAGCCGTTGGGATATATTACAGGTAATGTTTTTATGGCAAGTTAATCCAGATAGCCGTGGTGCTGATTATTGATATTGCAGTGATCTGGATTAGACTAATATAGGGGCATCTGCGATGCACACTAATCCTGGTAATATGTAATATAAAAATCAATGATAGTATTTGCAAGCACCTTTTCTGTGGCTGATTGCCGGATGGCGACATTTGCCCCGGAAGTATTATTGGTTGCATCAATAACAACATTTCGGGTTTTACCATGAATAGTATTGGATATGCTGACAATACCTCCGTGTTTTGGGGTCGCAGGTGCGAACTCGACTGGTAAATATGCCCATACATTACCAGTCGGCATGTCGACTGTGGCGATAGCAGAAAAGCAAATGTTTATAAGGCGACCATATGTAAAACAATCTGTTTGTCGTATGGTAACAGTATCATCTGTAGACGATTTTCTTACCGTAAAACGACTATACCTGTTTAACTTTGCTAAAGCTTCGTTATGCGAAGAAAACAAATGTTCTGACGCTATTCAATTGGCACAAGCCTGAATAAGCAGTGTTTTATATCTGTTCAAAACCCAGACGTTTTTGTTGACCCAAAGTGACAAATCATACGATTTCTGTCGAAACTTGCGACCGAAATGATTTGAATAATGCTGGCAAAATTTGTAAAATAAAATTGTCCGATAAGGGCACTTCAAGTTCTGGAGAGGGGGCGATGATTGGCGATTCATTGCCCTCTCAAATGTTACTGGTAAATAATGGTAATTTTTTTGTATGGGGTTGACTGCAAAGAACGTACGTTCTATAATGGCATTAACATTATCGGTTGCAGAGATTGGAGGAGAATAAGATGGGGGAAGACAACGGAAAAAATGTTGCAGATTTTAGCGAGGAAGAATATAAAAAATACATATTTGACATGATTTCCAAAATGGATAAAACGCGATTGAGGTTTTATTACAGACTTATTAGCGGCATGGAAAAAGAACGGGATTAACCGTTCTTTTTTGTATTATCTTTATTTGAAAGAGATTCTACAATACTGTCAACGGAATCTTTCTCACGTTCATTCAAATCTATATAATAAGACAAAAGTCTTTTTATTCTATTAACATCATTACTTCTTGATATTTCTACAAACAAATCAGCCATATCATCAGAATACGGAGAGTTTTGCTCTTCTCCAGTCATAAGATAATCAAGTGTTACTCCAAAGTAATCAGCTATCTTCTGTAATTTGTCTTGTTTTGGAGCACTTCTGCCAGTTTTCCAATCAGTAAAAGTAGAACCGGCTATTCCAGTTGCTTTTCCAACCTTGTATGCAGATACGCCTTTTTCTTCAAGCAGTTTCAAAAATATTTCGTACATATTCCCTCCAAATAAAAAATAGTTATGAAATCATAAATAAAAATGCTTGACAAATAGACTATGGAAGTATACTATATAACCATAGTTATGAAATCATAAATAGTTTTTAATAAAACGGTTGCGATTTCATAATTAAAAAAATGGAACCGTTTATTTTTTCTTGACCGAAACATATTATAACGGATTTCCTAACTATTTGCAATAAAAAGTTAGAATATTTTAAAAACTGTAAGAGCCGATTGCTCGGCTCTTACAGAATTAGCGGAAATTTTCTGGATAATTATTCCGCAAGGAGCATTGTTCACACGAACCACCGTATTTTACATAGTTACATTGAACAGTACCCTTTAAGTAACTTCCATCTCCGGCATCTATGCAATTAAGAACAACGGAGTAGGTTATCTTTTGTGTCTGGCAATAGCCAGTTATGGTGCGATAAGCATTCATGATTATCACCTCCATTCACAAAATGTTACAAGAAAATTATATAGAATATTCTAACTAATTTCAAGGGAAAGGAGTGTTTAAATGTATCAGAAGTTTGAACAGCTTGTAAAGGCAAGAGGAATTTCTACATACAGAGTTGCAAAAGATATTGGTCTTGCGCCTACAGTATTTTCAGATTGGAAATCTGGAAAGAGCAAGCCAAAGGCAGACAAGCTGAAAAAGATTGCAGATTACTTCGGGGTTACGATTGAGTATTTATTGGAGTAGAAATAAGGGAACTTATTGATTAGTAGAAAGGAGAAGAATGTCGCATAGCATTGAAGAAGTAAAAGATACCCTCTACCGGCAAATTGAAACACTGGCAGAGGAAAGCAAGAAAACATTTGATACGGAAACAAAAATTCGCATTGCAGGAGAAATTGACCGTATCGCTGAAACGATTATTAGGATTGATGCCGATTAGACATCGATTATAGTACAGAAAGGAGTTGGATGGAATGGACGAGTTAGTGAAGGTAAATTTTGATACACAGACAGTATCGGCAAGAGATTTATACGATTTATTATCGAAAGAAGACGGAGTTAAAGGTACAGAACGTTTCAGTAAATGGTTTGAAAGATATTCTGGGTATGGATTCGTACAGGGCATAGATTTTTCAACCCCGAACAAAAAAGTACGGGTTCAAATAGAGGGAACCAGAGAGGTTCAGCGAGAGGTAGACGATATTGATATTTCTGTTGATATGGCAAAACAGATTTGTATGTTGCAGAGAACGGAAAAAGGAAAAGAAATTCGCCAGTACCTTATCGACCTGGAAAAGGCGTGGAACACACCAGAGCAGGTATTTGCGAGAGCGTTAAAGATGGCTGACGAGAAAATCAACAGCCTTAAGGAAAACAACACAAGGCTGATCGCTGAAAATCAGCGCATGAAACCGAAAGAAATCTTTGCAGATGCGGTGTCGGCAAGTCACACATCAATTCTTATCGGAGACTTGGCAAAACTGATTTGCCAGAATGGATATCAGATAGGACAGAAGCGGTTGTTTGAGTGGTTGCGTGAGAATAACTTCCTTATTAAAAGTGGTTCATCAAAGAACATGCCACAGCAGAGATATGTCGAGCAGGGATTGTTCGAGGTAAAGGAAAGTAACGTGCAGAATCCGGATGGCTCTGTAAGAATTACGAGGACAACCAAGGTAACCGGAAAGGGTCAGATATACTTCGTCAACAAATTCTTGGAAAGAGGTTGCGCTGATGAAGAATAGCCTGGCAAACTGGTAGCTTCCAATAACTCATATGGAATTGGAAAGATTAACAGGAGGAATTCATGGATAAACAAACGAACATTGCTTTAAGAAAAACGTTAGATCAGATCGGCGCAAGCCATTCGCTCAAAGGATACACATACACAATTAGAGCGATAGAGAAATGTCTGGACGACAGGGATTCGCTTAGATGTGTTATGAAGGAAATTTATGCAAAAATCGCAGAAGAGAACGGAACTACCACATCTAAAGTAGAAAGAAACATCCGGAACTTAATAGAGGTCACATGGATAAATGGCAATGTGAATGCGATCAATGAGATTTTTGGTTATACGGTTTCGCCGAAAAAGGGGAAGCCAACCAATTCAGAATTTATTGCGGTAATAACAGATTTTGTGTCCTTACATGGACAGGAAATTGAAAGTGATTCTTATAAGTGGCGGGAGTGAAGTGCGTATGAAGAAGTTGGCAAGGGTGATTGAATTTGTAGGCGCGGCGATCTTTTTTCTTTGTATGTGTGCGGATGCAACGGAAAATCCTATTGTAGCGATACCGACCATAATCAGCTTACTTTTATTGTATGCCGGATCAAGAATTGAAGGAGGATGGCAGGATGCGGAAGAGATTGTCGAAGATCATGATTATTATGTTGATGGTGATGACACTGACGATGGTATTACCTACATTACATACGGATACATGGATTTCAAATGAGTATCTTCCTTATATAAAGGAGATTTCAAACGAATATCATATTTGCCCGGAAATGGTAATGGCAATAATTGAGCATGAAAGCAGTGGACAAGCCGATGTGGAGAATTGTGGATGCAAAGGTCTCATGCAAATTTATGAAAAATATCACAGAGACCGGATGGAACGTCTTGGAGTAGAAGATCTCTATGATCCGTATGGGAATATTCTCATTGGATGCGATTATTTGGCGGAGTTGTTTGAAAAATATGAGGGAGACATGAGCACAGTCCTTATGATCTATAGCGGAAAATCAGATGCGTTGACCAGAACATACGAGAATCGCACTGAATATGCCAAAAGCATAATGAACAGGACGGTTGAACTTGAAAGACTTCATGAAGAAACGGAATCAGACTTTGGAGAGGGTCTATAAACACTACTACATTATAATACGAGGAGAATTTCAAATATGAATAAAGAAACAATGGAAAACAACAAAGTGGAACTGGCAGGCGTGATTATTTCAGAGCCGGAGTTTATGTATGAATCATACGGAGAGAAATTTTACAAAATGTCTCTTGGAGTAAAAAGAAAGAGCGGCGCCGTAGACGAGATCCCATTAACCATTTCAGAAAGACTGTTTGATATTGAGGACAGATATTCGGGAATGGAGGTAATGGTTTCTGGAAGTTATCGCTCATTCAACAAACAGGAGGGCACTAGACGCCGGTTGATCTTATCGGTGTTCGTTCGTGAAATCGAGGCGATTGATTCAAAAGATGCGGATATTGATAAGAATTGCATTACGATCAATGGATATGTTTGCAAAGAACCAAATTACAGAGAGACACCACTTGGTCGTGAGATCACAGACATGCTGATTGCAGTCAACAGAGATTATGGAAAATCTGATTACATCCCGTGCATTGCCTGGGGAAGGAATGCAAGATTTGCGGGCGGATTTAAACTCGGAACCCATGTTAAGTTGATTGGCAGAATTCAGAGCCGCGAATACGACAAAAAGATTTCTGATGCGGAGTTTGAGAAGAAAGTGGCGTATGAGGTTTCCGTAAGCAAATGTGATGTGATTGAGGAGGGGAAAAATGAAAATAACAATTAAGAGTATTCACATCGAGAATTTCAAGGGCATCAATATGCTTGACGTGAATTTCTCTGTGAAAACGAAGATCAGCGGGCAGAATGCCGTAGGAAAGACAACGATCTTTGATGCGTTTACATGGATGCTTTTCAACAAGAACAGTTCCGGAGAGGAAAAGTTTAATGTCCGCCCTTTAAATAAGGAAGGAACACGTATTGATAACGTAGAAATAAAGGTTGTAGCAATTATGGACGTTGATGGCAAAGAAGTAGAGCTTTCCAAGGTTCAGAAGCAGAATTGGGTCAAGAAGCGTGGCACAAATACAGTGTCATTGCAGGGAAATCCAAATTCATACGAGATTGACGGCTATCCAAAAAGTGAAGCTGAATTTAAGGAGTATGTATCTGGTATTGCGCAGAGTGAGGAAATGTTCAAGATGCTGACCAATCCGCAGTATTTTTCTTCTTTGAAATGGAAAGACCAGAGAGATATTCTGATGAAACTTGTTTCAGAGGTTTCAGATGTAGAGCTGGCACAGACGGACGCAAAGTATGCGCCATTGCTTTCAGAATTGGAGAAAGCACCGTCTACGGATGATATTAGAGCAAAATTTTCCAAAGCATTGAACGAGTGGAAGAAGAAGCAGGCAGAGATTCCAGTCCGAATTGACGAAGCCATGAAATCCAAGGTTGACATCGATGTTGCAGAGCAGGAACTTGCGAAAACAGACTTGGAAACCAAAATTGCAGATATTGATGCGAAGATCAAAGATTCTGACGGAGTAATGATGGAGTTAGGACGTGAAGAAATGCAGCTGCAGTTTGATATGTCTGGGATTATGCAGACTATGAATCGCGATCTGACAAACAGGAGAAGCGAGATCGAAGCAGAATTACGCGATTTGCAAAACGAGATGAATCGATTTGCAGATACTATTGCTTTGAAAGAGAGACGGGCTTCAGAAAACGAGGCGGTTATTTCCAATGCTGATTCAGAGCGGAAAAGGCTTGGAGAGGAGTACAACGCAGAAAAAGCAAAGGCTTTTGATGAATTCCCATATCTGTTTGATGAATCAAAGTGGGTATTTGATGAAAACAGCACCGTTTGCTCATTGTGTGGTCAGAAGTTGCCGGAAGATAAAATCGAGCAGTTAAAGGCTGATTTTGAAAGCAGAAAGCGAAAAGCCAAGGCAGATGCAGAAGAAAAGTTAAAATCAGAAAAGATCAGATTTGACACAGAAAAGAGAACAGCACTGAACAGATTGGTTGCTATCGGCACAGAGAGAAAAAATCTTATCACAAAATTAAGGGATGAAAATGCCAAAGCAAAGGAAGAAATAAAGTCCTTAAAGGGACAGGAGCAGGAAGATATTGCAAAAAAAGAAAAGCTTTGCCAACAGTTATTATCGATTCCGGAAATTGCCGATTATTCGCAGAATGAAGAGTACGTGGAGTTGAAAGCAAGGCATGATGAAGTTCTGGTAGAAATCGAAAATCTGAAAGCTAATGGAGAGGATGCAGCAGTTGAATCCTTAAAATCTGAAAAAGAAGAGTTGCGGGCACGTCTTGATGAAGTAAACAGCACTATTGCAAAGGCATCCATGAATGTTGAGATTGATGAGCGTATCGGGAAGTTGCATGAAGAACAGAAAGAAATCGGGCAGAAGGTTGCGGATCAGGAACAGATTCTTTACCTGTTGGAAGAGTTTATTCGTTTCAAACTGGATAAGGTTTCTGAAACCATCAACAGCCATTTCAATACAGTTAATTTCAAGCTTTTTGAAATGCAGTTAAATGGCGGTATGAAAGATTGCTGTGAGTGCACCGTAAATGGAGTGCCGTATTCGACTTTGAATAGCGGTCACAGAATTGTAGCCGGACTTGATATTATCCGTTCTCTTAGCGAGTTATACGGCGTGAGTGTGCCGATTTTTGTGGATAACGCAGAGAGCTTAAATGATTTCAATGTACCGGATATGGATACGCAGTTAATCCTTTTGAGTGTATCAGCGGACAAGCAGTTGAAAGTGGATACTATGTGATATGGACTACCAAATAAATGAAAAGGCAATCGAAATCATTGACAAATACATGAAAGCAAGAGAGCCATTTGACCTTGGTACTGAAAGATTTTGTATTGATACATTCAAAGATATGTGTGAAGAAGTTTTTTGTAAGAAATGTGTTATGCGCTTGGTACATAGAAAGGGAGAAGAACCCATGTTTACCAAGTGGGATGCGAAATACGACACCTATTTTCAAGGTAACACATGGTACTTGCTTTCAAGTTTTAACGGAAGATGCGGTTTCGGATATCGGTACTTTTTGAAAGCTAGTTGCGAATTATATTTTGAAAAGCACGCAAGGCAGATAATAAGCCTGTTTCTTTCGGAAAGTTACAACAGTATCGAAGATGCAATACTTAAAACAGACTGTTTTTTAGAACTTTGGAATGTATTTGAAAGATGGTTCGATGATAGGAGAAATAAATTCATGGAGAATATGAAAGCAGATATTGAAGAAATCCGGAGAATTCAAGTAAGGAAAACACCGCAATCACATGGTGGTGTGGCTAATCTGCTGAAAGTTTTGACAAAGACGATGGAAAAGCAAGGTTCTGATATTGCTAGCATTGCAAAAGTACAGTATGCGGTATGCGCGCAGGCAGGTATCTATATTCCGGACGAGTTTATCAGAGATGTTGCGGTTACGTTGGATATGCCAATCAAAAATACAGAAAGCGAGGGAGTTTAGATGGGAGAGAGTATTAAAACATACAAAGGATTTAATAAAGATATGACTTGTCGTGGATTTCAGTACGAAGAGGGAAAGGAATACGAGGAAGAAAGCGTAGAAGTTTGCGATCATGGATTTCACGCTTGCGAGTATCCGCTGGATTGCTTGAATTATTATTATCCAAATAAAAGTGTATACCACGAGGTTGAGCAGAGCGGAGAAATCCAGAAACATAATGATGATACTAAGGTAGCATCTACAAAAATTAAGATCGGAGCAGAAATCAGTATTGTGGGTCTTGTTAAAGCTGCAATCGAATATACGGTAAAACGTATAAACAAGGACGCTGAAAGCGATGAAAAGCATGGAGCATCCTCTGCAACCGGAGACTACGGAGCATCCTCTGCAACCGGAGACTACGGAGCATCCTCTGCAACCGGATACAAAGGAGCATCCTCTGCAACCGGAGACTACGGAGCATCCTCTGCAACCGGATACAAAGGAGCATCCTCTGCAACCGGATACTACGGAGCATCCTCTGCAACCGGAGACTACGGAGCATCCTCTGCAACCGGAGACTACGGAGCATCCTCTGCAACCGGAAACTGTGGAGCATCCTCTGCAACCGGATACAAAGGAGCATCCTCTGCAGAAGACAAAGATGCAGTAGCTGTTGCTTGGGGCTACAAATCAAAAGCAAAGGGCGTTCTTGGATCATTTCTTGTTTTTGCAGACTGGGAATACACTGGTTCAGAAGATAATATGGAATATGACAGAAATAACAAGAGTGCATGGGCTCTTAACGGCGCAAAGATGGTGCAGGTTGATGGGGAAAATATCAAGCCGGATACTTGGTATACGATTGAAAATGGAGAGATTGCGGAGGTATCAGAATGAATTACATAAAAGCAAAATATCCAAACCAGATCCGTTCATATATATTTGCTACATCAGACGATGTAAAAGCCGGTGACACGGTTGTAAATGCCAAAGGCGCAAAGTTGACGGTTACGGATGAATCGGTGGATATGAAGTGGGTAGAAACCTACGGTGCTGATAAGATGGCGGTTGTGAAGAAGTATGAAGAACCGGAGAAACGGTATATTGTCGAGCGTGAGTTTGAACATGCAGGCTACAAATGTGTTGTCATATTTGGAAATGTCGGGCACAGATGCGGTTATGTCGGTATTCCAAAGAATCATCCGTTATACGGAAAAGATTACGGCGATCACCTTGAAATCAAGAAATCTGATGTTGTAGACAGAGCGGTAAGTGGAATTTTCCCTTTGATCGGTGCTTGCCTTGACGAGGACGAGAGAATCCGCATCGAAGCATATTTTCAGTGCCACGGCGGTATTACATACGCAGGCGGTGGAGAACATTCAGATTATCCGATTGAAAGTGATTTGTGGTGGTTCGGATTTGATTGCGGTCATGCAGGAGATAAGTCAGATTTGGATTATGCGATACAGAAGTTTCCGAGCCATAGAAAAGGGTATCAACTACGGAAAATGGTAGAAAGCAAATATCTGATTGATGATGTTATTCGTACAGAAGAATATGTTGCGGATGAGTGCAAGAAGTTAGCAGGGCAGTTAAAAGAATTTGAAGAAAGCGAGGAATAGATATGGTTGTTAAAACAAAAACATTTTGGGGCGGAAAGAAATTTCACAAGGTAGATCTTAAAAAAGATCGCTACGAATATACTGTTTTGATTGATGGAGAGGTGTACAAAAAGACATCGAATGAACTGTATGCAGTTCAGGCATTTAATTCAATTTAAGGAAAGGTCGGTTAATTATGGCACAGAACAATAATTTAGAGGTGCAGAAAGTCAACACTGCGGTCAGCCAGTGGACTAATTCAATCACGAATCTTGTTACAAAAGATTTTGAGTTATGCGGCGTTCCGTATGATGATTATTCAAAGCAATGCGCTATGTCAGCTATGACAAGCATCTATCAGCTTGTTAAGGATAGCGATAAAATCAAGGACTTAAACGGACTTGATACATCAAATCTGCGTGAGGTTGTTGGTCAGTGCGCAAGTCTTAAGCTTAATGCGAATGCAGTGCCGAGAGAGTGCTATTTTCAGTTGCGCACAAAGAAATCCGGAGAAAACTATGTACAGGTCGTAGAAATGGGAATCGAGGGAGACGGCAACGATGCATTGCTTCGTAACTATGGGGAGAATGTAGATACCGTATATCCTTGCTGGCTTGTCAAAGAGGGGGATGAGTTTTCGTATCCAAAGCATAAGGGAATCGAAATGACACCGCCGGAATGGGAAGAAAAAGGACTTTCACAGAAAGTGATCCGCATTGTTTATCCACTGAAATTAAAGGACGGCACGTTCCAGTATCTGATCGCAGAGAGAGACGGCGTAAAGGTTAATCTGTTTGCTCATGTGCGCAACAATCTGATGAATGAGACTTTCGGAATTCTTAAAGGGACAAACTCAAAGGGAAAAGCTAGAACTCGTTATGATGCAACACCGGAAGAAAAGAAACAGATTGACGCAAAGAAAGAAGATATTTTCGACGCATTAATAAAATGCTCAACAGTTGATGAAATGTTGGAATGTGAAGTTGCAAAGCCTTATATCAGCGCGGCATGGCTTGATACGCCGGAATCTATGATTGTTCGTAAGATGCGAAACAATGCAATCAAGAAGTATCGCAAGGACTTTAACAGTATGGCAAAGCAGTCATTCAATCAGCTTGATGAAACCTATGTTCAGACACAGGAAGAAATTGCAGAAAACGCAAATACAGAGGATTTCCCTGTTGAGCCGGAAGTTGCAGAAACTGTGGAAGAGCCAAAGATGGCAGATAAACCGGAAAAGGTAGAGACAGTTGTTGAGAATGACGAGAATGTGCCGGAGTTTATGAAAGATTAGGAGGATATGGATCATGATTTTTGTAAAGTTAGCAATTCTGTTGTGGATAGCATTTTTGATTGTGAGATTTTTTGTCAGGGCGAATGTCACGTTAGAAGAAAAGGTTGTGGCTGCCATTGGCAAGAAAATTAAAATGACATTTGGAAGATGGGTGCTTGTCATTGTATTTCTGCTTGCCCTCACCGATTCATTCGCGGCCTTGGTGTGGTTTCTGTTTTTCAGATAGGAGGTTGCCATGAGAGTTATATCACAGGACGGCACGATTGATTTGCCGTATGAACAGGTAATTATTACGAGACACGATAAAAGCATTTACTTAATGGAACATCTTACTAGTGACGTTGAAATTGCTAAATATTCCACGGAAGAAAAAGCAGACGAAGCCATGGAAATGCTTAGAACGGCATATACCGGTCGGTTTATCACCAATGCAGAGGTATCGCAGGATTTTGAAAAAGAAATGAAAGAACTTATGAAAGGCGGTTTCGGAACTGTTATGGTAAGAGATGGTGACAGCCGTGTGGAGTTTAACAATTTGAATGGATATTTTCAGTTTCCAACAGAGGAAGAATTGGAGTAGCATATGAAATTAAAAGTCTTAGGTTCTGGTTCATCCGGCAACTGTTATATTCTGGAGAATGAAAACGAAGCCTTGATAATCGAAGCTGGTTTGCCGTTTATGGAAGTCAAGAAAGAATTGAATTTCAATGTGATGAAAATTAAGGCTGTGATTACTACCCATTTCCATATTGACCATAGTCTTTATAGCTTACAATATGTGCAAGCTGGCATTCCTGTTTTTGAACCATGCAGACCGCCGATAAAATATTCTGAAATGCGTTTTAGAAAAGGAAATTTTGACATAAGGGCATTTGAAAACCGTGATAAATCTGGAAGATGGCTACATAACAACGGAGACGGTTCAGAGTGCCCGTGCGTTGGGTTTTACATTACGCATCCAGAGATGGGAAGCCTTGTGTATGCAACAGACACGGAATACGTCAGATGGAGATTTAATGGTGTTAATCACATCATGGTGGAAGCCAACTATGATATGCAGTTCGTTGACAGGGACGAGCCAAACTACGAACACCGCCTACGAGGTCACATGAGCCTTGATACGGCACTTAAATTTATTTCTACTAACGATAACCCGGCATTAAGAAATGTCGTTCTAATTCACTTATCAGATAAAAGCGGAGATCCCGCACTATTCAAACAAAAGACAGAAGAAACAGTTAAATATGGATCAGATGTTTACGTGGCGGAACGTGGATTAGAGGTCGATATGAACCTTTACCCGTTTTAAGGAAGCGAGGAATAAGTGAATGAATAAAGTGATTTTAATGGGAAGATGCACCAAAGACCCGGAAGTAAGATGGTCGCAGGGCGAGAAGTCAACAGCTATCGGTAGAATTACTCTGGCGGTTGACCGTAAATTTAAGCAGGATGGACAGCCAACGGCAGATTTTATCAATTGTCTTGCGTTTGGTAAAAGAGCAGAGTTTCTTGAAAAATATTGCAAAAAGGGAACAAAGCTTGTAATTGAAGGAAGCTGGCAGACCGGAAGTTACACCAACAAAGACGGTAATAAGGTGTACACCAATGAGTGTTTGATCGAAAGCTGTGAATTTGCAGAGAGCAAACAGGCTTCGCAGGACAACGGAAGTTACAAACCGCAGCCTATGACAGATTCGGATGGTTTTATGAATATTCCGGATGGAATTGATGAAGAGTTACCTTTTACTTAAAAATGACTCGGATAAATCAATGGAAGGGAGATATGTATGTTATTGATCGAGGACAAAGGCCAGAAAGAGGGTCAGCACATACTTAAGAATCGCTATTTTGATCGTAATGACATAGAGGTGCTACGAGCACCTCTTCCAGTTGGAGATTATGTTATCGCGGAAGAAACCGTTCTTGACGTTATAAGACGAAAGTCAGCAAGAAAGATGGAAGTTAAGAAGATGGACTTTATTGGAAGCTACAAGGTTGCTGTAGATACTAAGAAGGACATGCAGGAGATTACGGGAAACGTCTGCGGAAAACAGCATCCAAGGTTCCGAGACGAGTGTATTTTGGCGCAGAACAACAATATAGCACTGTATGTTTTGGTTGAGAACATGGATGGAATAAAAACTATTGAAGACGTTTTTCATTGGCACAATCCAAGGCTTGAAAGATACAACAAGATAAAGTACATGCATGGTATTGGAAAGTGGTTGAATGTACCGCTTCCAAAGGCACCGCCAACAAGCGGGGAAGTCCTTGGAAAAGCAATGCTGACAATGCAGCTTAAGTACGGAGTGGAATTTGTTTTTTGCAGACCGGAAGATGCAGGATCGCGTGTCATTGAGCTTTTGGAAGTAGAAAAGTGATAATTTTGGGGAACTTGAAGGAGATATTATGGCAAGTAAGCGGATGTTTCGTATAGATTTAGTGACGTCAGATGCTTTTCTTGACATGCCGCTCACAGCGCAGGGGTTGTTTTTTCATTTATGCATACGGGCAGATGACGACGGTTTTGTTGACTGCGCCAATAAAACAGTAAGAGAGTGCCAGGCTTCAAAGGAAGACTTGCAAATTCTCATTGACAAACATTATGTTCTTACTTTTCCGGGATCTAATGTTATTGTCATAAAACATTGGAAATTGCATAACTGCATTCAAAAAGACCGTTATAAGCCAACCAATTATGCAGAAGAAAAATCAATGCTTTATACGAAAAGAAATGGCGCATACACATTCGATGCCTCAAAAAATTTTTCTGGAGTGAATGCAATAAGGAGCGCAGGAAGCTCGCCGGGGAAAGAAGTGGAAGCGTTCATACCGTCATTGGCGGAAGTGGCTGATTATTGCCGTAAGAGGAAGAATGGTGTTAGCGCAGAATCATTTATTGATTACTACAAATCAATAGGTTGGAAACGTAATGGAGAAATAATAACCGACTGGAAAGCCGCATTAAGGAGTTGGGAGAAGCAGGAGAAAGAGAGTAACCCAAGATCAAAAAACAAATTTAATAACTTTCATCAGAGATCTTATGACTATGATGAATTAGAAAAAACTTTGTTGGAAACAAATGTTAGGGAAGGGCGTGATAAGAAATGATGGAAATGGGCGAATGCGAAATTTGCAAAAGGTACCGACATGCGAAGCATAAAGGTGAACAGTTGGAGATTCTTGCGGAACTAAACGACGTCCCAAGGCACAAAATTATTGGGATTTTATTGGAAAACGGAGAAAATGTAAAACTTCCAATAAGAACAAGGGGAAGAAAGCGCAATACGGATTTTACAGAAAAAGAATACCAGAAAGCATTACTTAATAGGCTCGATGAATTGGATGGTCAAATTTCTGATCGTGAAAATGAATTCAAAGATATATGCACAGTCCTTTTTGGAACTCGATTCGATTGAGATGAAAAGAAAGGAGAACTGATTCATGAGAAATAAAGATGAAGAACTTAGGCGAGAGGGAATGGCATATGCTCTGCGAATTGCAAAGGAGAAGGGAATTGACTCTCTGGAAGAAGAGTGCCGATTTCGCGGCGCAACAAAATTACCACTTGCGCTACCCAAGAATGCAATAGATGAATGCGTCAGCAAGATTAAATTAAATACCATAGACACGGTAACGATTTTGTCTGCAATGGTTTTGCACGATGAGTTTGACTTTGGTAAAAGCCACATACAGAGATTTGTTGATCGCTTCAATAAAAAGGCAGAATGCATCATGGATGATTATGCTACATGGGAAGATCAGATACAGATCTTGAAAGAAGAGTGTGGGTTGGATTTTAAAATTCGCAGAAATGACACTGATGTGAAAGTGAGATAAAGGTATGAAAGAAAAAATGCGCAACGATAGCGGCGACGCGCTTAAGAGATTCAGAGAAGTGCCGTATCAGTTGCGGTGCAGAAGGGAGCAGGGAAAATGATTGAATGCATGGAGGACATGGCAAAGCGTCCGGAGTTTGGGCAGTGGATTCCGGTAAGTGAGAGACTTCCGAAGAGCGGAGAATACATATTGCTGTCATTTGAAAACTTCTCTTTGCCTGTAGTTGGCAGATATGAGGGAAATAAAGATGAGGGTGGCAACTTCTATGTAGGGGATGACACGGAAACGTGCCTTGAGGAAGAGGTGATAGTGAATGCGTGGATGCCACTGCCAGAACCATATAGAGAGTGAGGGAAAATAATGAGTTGCGAAAAAGAATGCAAACTTGGAAAAACATATTGTTGCATGGAGTGCCCGAGCTACGATATATGCCGGGAGAAGCGCAAGAACAGAAAATCGAGTTTTGAAAAAGCTGTGAAGTGGATCACTGTTAGCATTGCGGTTATCGCCGGAATCAAGATGACGGGATCGGCGTGGTGCCTGTGGGCGTTTGCTTTGCCGATACTGGCAGATTAGGAGGGATAGACATGACAGAGAATGAAGCAAAGGTATTTATTCAAAATGCCATGATTCAGTCTAAAAATGTTTTGGCAGAATTATTATTGATTGCGCCAAAAGTGTTTGCTGCAAAGAAAAAGAGTTTAGGAGAGTATTACAGCAACCTCGAAAACTGCAAAAAAGAAATTGAGTCATGCGAGGTGGCGATACGGGCACTGGAAGAAATTCAGCAGTATCGCGCAATCGAAAAAGAGTTAAAAGAACGCTATCATGCGAATGTAGACATCCCTCTTTTAATGCACCACTTTATAGAAACAGTATTTGAAGGAGAGAAACACGAGGGATTTTGCCTTTTGACAAATGAGGACGCTAAAGCATGGGACGAGTACAAATCTATCGGAACCCCAGAAGAGTGCCGGGCAGCGGTGGAGAAGCAGACAGCGAAGAAACCGAAAAAGACTGAATCGGAAGGATATAGATACACAGATACATACAGATGCCCGAACTGTGGTGGAAACTTTTCCGGAACTGGAATAGCGGATTATTGTTATCATTGTGGTCAGAAATTAGATTGGGAGGGCGAAGAATGAGTGCGATATGGTTCGTGGTTTTGTTTTTAGCTTGGGGAAATGGAGTTGAAATTGATGATGCGTCATATTTGATGTTTGCAATTTTTTATGTCGGAGATTGTATTTTAATGCGGACAGGAGGAAGAAATGGGAAGGCTGATTGATGAGGATGATGTAAAGAAGATGATTTCTGATACATTTGAGAAGGAAAAAGATGTTATAAATAGCTTTTGGAAAATGGGTACGTTGATGGATAAGGTCGACGAAATTCAGACCGCCTACGATGTGGATGCGGTTGTGGAGCAGTTGGAAGAAAGAAGCGAAGAATATAATTCTGGTGTACGGTTGCATGGAAAGCCGGAAGAAATGCTTACGGATGAAGCAATCGAGATTGTGAAAGGCGGTGGAGTAGATGCGTAAGATCATAAAAAAGAAGATATTGCCGGAGTATTTCAACGAGGTTATCCATGACAGGAAAAAGTTTGAAATCCGAAAGGACAAGGATGATCTGCAGATAGGGGATGTGATCATTTTGAAAGAGTGGGACGGAGAGAAATATACCGGACGTGAGACCAGCAGGAACATTGAGTATATCTTGCGGAATGTGCCGGAGTACGGCTTAATGCCGGGATATGTAATATTTGGATGGTAAAGAGCATGAGGTCTGGTTAAAGATGAGGCGAAAAGAGACAGAGAAAGCAGCAGTAGAGAGAAGAAAAAGGATGTATGGCTGTGACGGGGAATGTGTCAAAGAAATATATGACGAGAAAACACAAAAGAGAAGCATGTATCCGTGCGGCGGCATAGATACATGCGACGAAAGGAGAATCAGAGAGGGAGTAGGAACACTTCTTTCGGTGCTGATGATCGTACTTGCACCGATAGCGACCATAGCAGCAGTCGCAGTGATAAAATTTTTTTGAGAATGTTGAGAGGAAGAACGACAGTAGATGAACAAAGTAGTATTGATTATGGACGAAATGCCTGAGTGCTGTGCAGATTGTAGCTGCGGATACTTTGAGAGCGGAACTAAGAAGCTTAATCTGATATGCGGTGCTACAGGAGAGGATGCAAACAATGTTGGAAAGCCAGAGTGGTGCCCACTCCGGGAACTGCCGGAGAGATCAGATCATCCAGAGCATTGTGACAATGGAAGGTTCGATGCAGGGTGGAACGGATGCTTAGATGCCATAGAGGGAGGTGCACATGGGAAAGAGCAGAGCGAGTAAGCTGAACGGCTACCGGAGTGCGGTAAGCCGGCAGAGAAACGATGTTTATAAGTTCAAGACCAAGAGAGGTAAGAAAAATGGCAGAAAGGGTTAGGTGGCTGGATAAGAATTGCAGTAAGTGCGGATCACAGATGAATAGTTGGGACATGCGATTGACCAAGACTTTCAAGGTGCGAAATACTTGCGAGAAGTGCTTCTGCAAAATATATGATATGGATCAGGATTCATTTCGGAGCACAATGGAAGATTTTTGGGGCATTCGTCCTTGCCAGGGAATTTGATTATGGGAAAAGAGTACAACAAACTGACACAAAGACTTCTCTCTGAAGGATATACCGTAGATGATTATCCAGACTATGTGCAGATTTGCACAAGCAAGTTTAGCGGTAGTGATCCTTTGAATAACATGTCAGGTGGATTTGAATATAAACGTTTTTATAGTGATCAGATTGTGTACAAGACAGGGTGCGGGAAGTACATAATGGGGAGCCATGTTGTTGACGATTTTGGATATATCATTGATTGGAGCCATGAGAATGACAATCCTGTGTTTCGTTGCCCTTATGACAAACCAGAATGCGAATACAATGATACGCAATTACATGGTATAAATGGTGGCGGTTTATGCATCCAGTGTTGGTGTACCTGTCACAGGACGGATGAACCATACGATTATGAGAACAGCATCGAAAAGGAAAATGCGAAGCGTGACGCAGAGCGAAGACAAAAGTACGAGGAATACTGTCAAGCCCACAATGGGCGAGTCTGCCAGAATCATATGTTTTATAATGAGCGCACACGGACATGGGAGCTGCACTATGAACCGACCAGATGCGCATATATGTGCTATTTGCAGAACGGGTATTGCCCGATCCTGGGGCATAAGTTGAGTAGAAAACGGGGAAATGTGTACTATGATCTGCGAGAATCTGGTGCGGTGAGGAAAAAAGAACAGATTTCATTGTTTGAACAGGACAGGTGGGAACACATAACAAAAGGAATTCGGTATTTAAAAAAGCCATGTAGCTTGGACATTTGCGAAGCCATTGTAAAAACGCAGCAAGAAGATATTCGACGGAACTATGAGATAAATCATTCGTCGATGATGCTTGTGGATGAAACATATACTTGGGAAATATATAACATTCGCGCCGAAGCAAAGCCAAGCCGTGATCTGCTACAGGATTTACAGGACTTAAGAGATGGTATTCCAATTACGTTTGATGATGACAGGATAAAGGAGAAAGAGACAAAGAAAAAAGAACAGAGAAATGCAAATAAGCAAAAAGCTATTGAGAAGTTAGAAAAGAAGCTGATTGAAATCGGCTACGAAAATCTTTCTGACACGTCTGCTGACCGTGTGCACGCGGATAAGTGGTTAGATCCGGAGAGATTGGAAGAATTGGAGAATATCCGACGACAGAAAATAAAAGAAGAACAGGAAAAGCCGGTACAACTTAGCCTGTTCGATATGTAGAAAGGAGCCGGAACCTATCCGGATAAAAGGCGCGCCGGGTTCCTTTTGAAGAAAATGAAAACAAAATGTGAAATTTACAGAGATTCTATGCAGAATTATAAAAAATATGCGATACCGCCGGCGCAGCTTATTATTGCCGATGTACCTTACAACGTAGGGAAGAATTTCTACGGCAGTAATCCGATGTGGTACAACGGTGGAGACAATAAAAACGGAGAGAGTAAGCTTGCGGGTAAAGCGGCGTTCAATTCAGATTTTAACTTCAACCTGTATGAATATTTCCATTTCTGCAGCAAGATGCTTAAGAAAGAACCGAAGAAAGCCGGAACTAGAGGGCGAAGTTCTGACGCACCGTGCATGATCGTGTTCTGCGCGTTTGAGCAGATGCAGACATTGATTGCGGCAGCGAAGAAACATGGGTTTAACAAATACATACCGCTTGTGTTTGTAAAGAATTACAGCCCACAGGTTTTAAAAGCGAATATGCGTGTTGTAGGCGCTACGGAGTATGCATTGGTTTTATACAGGGACAAGTTGCCAAAGTTCAGAAATGGGGCAAAATTTGATGAAGCCGGGAAAACCATCAGAGGTACGGGGCGTATGATCTTCAACTGGTTTACCTGGGAAAAGGACGGAAAGGACATTCCGAAGATACATCCAGCGCAGAAACCGGTTGTGGTGCTGAAAAAACTGATTGAGATTTTTACGGACCCGGGCGACGTGGTTATTGATCCGTGTTGCGGAAGCGGCAGTACATTGCGCGCGGCAGCTGAGATAGGGAGAAATGCTTTCGGATTTGAAATTGATCGCAATTTTTATCAGAGAGCCAAGGGAGAAATGCTTGTCTTTGAAAGAAATGAACAGATGGGATTCGAGGACTTCCCGGAGGTGATGCCATGATTAACGGAGAACTGATCGTTGACAACTTCGCCGGTGGCGGTGGTGCTTCCACCGGTATAGAGTTAGCAACTGGATATAGCGTGGATATTGCAATTAACCATGATCCAGAAGCTATTAAAATGCACAAGGCAAATCACCCGAATACAAAGCACTACTGTGAAAACGTTTGGGCGGTAGACCCAGTTAAGGCTTGCAAAGGACACCCAGTGGCACTTGCCTGGTTCTCGCCAGACTGCAAGCACTTTTCAAAGGCGAAGGGCGGAAAGCCAAAAGATAAAAACATCAGAGGCCTTGCATGGGTAGCCTTAAGATGGGCGGGGCTTGTAAGACCAAGGGTTATCATGCTTGAGAATGTAGAGGAATTTAAGACATGGGGACCGTTAAACAGGCGGCATCATCCAATCAAGAGTAAACAGGGCAAGACTTTTGATAAATTTGTACAGCAGCTTACAGATCTAGGATATGAGGTACAGTTCAAGGAGTTGGTAGCGGCAGATTACGGAGCACCGACTATGCGAAAGAGATTTTTCATGATCGCCCGGTGTGATAGCAAGCCAATTGTCTGGCCAGAGCCGACACACGCACCAGCAGACAGTGACGATGTCAAGGCGGGGCTGCTGAAGCCGTATGTGGGAGCATACACGCAGCTTGACTTTTCTCTTCCATGTCCGTCCATTTTTGATACGTCCGAGGAAATCAAAGAGAAATACGGGATCCGGGCGGTACGCCCACTGGCACCAAAGACGATGGAGAGAATAGCACGAGGACTGAAAAAGTTTGTACTCGATAATCCAGAACCATTTATTGTTCCTATTGGGTACGGGGAGAGGAAAGGGCAGGCACCTAGAGTTCACGACATCGAAAAGCCATTGCCGACTATTGTGGGGAGCGGAAAGCATTATCTGTGTGAGCCGACTCTTGCACCTTATATGGGGACAAATACAACAAATCATCCGGGTGGAAACTGCAAAGATCCGATACATACGATCACCACAGGTAATCAACATTGTCTTATCAGCCCTACGCTTATCCAGTATCATTCTGAGACGGCACAGGGAGAAGTTCGGGGACAGACGATTGAAGACCCTATAATGACGGTGGACGGATCGAACAGATATGGACTGGTCACATCATTCATCCAAAAGTATTATGGCGGAAATTATCAGGGAAACGGCTCTGACATTAAAGAACCATTGCACACCATTACGACGCTTGAAAGAAACGCTATGTGTGCAGTAAACCTTATTCAGATGAATAATCATTGTGATGGAAGGGATGTAAAAGAGCCAATTCCGACAATCACAGCAGGAGACGGTCATTTCGGAGAGGTGAGAGCTTTTTTAATCAAATATTATGGACAGGGAACTGGACAGGATATAAAGGCACCGTTGGACACCGTGACGGCGCAGGACAGATTCGGACTGGTAACCATCAATGGCGTAGATTATCAGATAGTGGACATCGGATTGAGGATGCTGGAGCCACGGGAGTTGTATGGATGCCAGGGTTTTCCAGAGGATTACATAATCGATCATGATTATACCGGCAAAACATATCCGCGGAGCGAACAGGTGCGCCGCTGCGGCAATGCTGTGTGTCCACCGATACCGGCAGCATTAGTCAGAGCAAATCTTCCGGAATTGTGTGTGGCAGAGCGTACCCCGAACATGAAGATAGAAGCAGAGCAGACCGGACAGCTCCGGTTTGCATGAGATCAAACAGGCTCCGCCAGCAGTAATGCGGCGGGGCGGAAAGAGAGGATAAATAGATGGAGAAATTTTTTACAATTAACAAAGACAGTGATTTTTATAAAGCATATGTACAGTATCAGAAAGATGTAAAAGCGAATGCGCAGGCATTTAAGAAATTTTCGGAGGAACACGGGATTGAGTCGACGCAATATATTCCAGACGATAGAGCGGTAATAATTATTCCAACTGAAAATGATTTGCAGAAATTTCAGGGGATGTTTACAAAAAATAAATTGTATTACGAAAACGGTGTTATACGTTTCAGAGCAAACTGTCAAATTACCAAGGATTGGCTTGAGATTGCGAAGACGGTACCAAAGCCGGAAAAACCGGATTACTTCTGCTACGGAATGAGATTTTGTGGGAAATATAGCACAAGGTGCTTTATGATCGGCGATGTTTTATATGGTTCGGCGGAGAATGTAGAAGTAAAGCTACTAGACTTTATGACAGAAATTAAAGCGAGCGAGTTTTACAAGGCAATCGAGGAAGAAGAGAGCAGAGAAAAGGAGCAGTTATGAAAAAGAAAATTTTAGCAGCAATTTTGACAGCAACACTCTTGATCGCCGGATGCAGTGACATGGCAAACGTCAGCGCAGGGCAGGATAATACGATGGTATTGGTAGTAAGTGAGCGGGATTACAGTATCTATGCGGACAAAGACACGGGCGTCATGTATTTGTTGTATCAGCGGAGTGGTAATGGATGTACGGTCATGCTCAATGCTGATGGTACGCCGAAGATCTGGCAGGGAGAAGAATAAAATATTGGAGGATATTGGCTTATGAAGTTTTCAAAACTGACTAAGCCAGAGCTTGAAGTAATTATTGAAAACGCCAATTTTACGGAGCAGGAAGAGGAAATATTTTCTCTTCTTGCCCGTGGATTTATACCAAAAGAAATATCAATGAAAATTTGTATTCCGCTAAGAACAGTAGAAAGGCGTATCTTTGATATAAAGCAAAAAGTCAAGAGATTGGAAGGTGATTTAAACGGAAAATCTTTCTAAGAGTGAATTGTTGAATTTTGCCATTGAAAATGGTATTATCGACATAGACACCATTCAGAAAAAAATTGAGATGAACGAAAGGAAGAAATTTATTGAAAAACACAATTATAGCATTTGGGAAGGAAAAGACGGTAAGTTTTACACATATTTGCCCGATGAAGAAAGCCAGAGAGGGAAAAAACTTGTAAAAAGAACATCTGAAAAGGCGATAGAAGACGAGATAGTGAAGTTTTATAAAGCCATGGAAGATGAACCGACAATCAGCCAAGTATATTCTAGCTGGATTTCTGAAAAATTGGAATATGGTGAAATAACAAGGCAGACAAAAGACAAGTACGAGACAAATTTTAAAAGATTTTTTGAAAATAAGTATTTGCCGATTGCAAATAGAAAAATCCGGTATATTGACGAAGAAATATTGGAATCATTCATAAAAACAGCTATTTCAAAACTGGAACTTACGCAGAAAGCGTACTCCGATATGCGGATATTGATTAACGGAATTTTCAAATATGCAAAGAAAAAACATTATACCAGCTTGAGTATAACTAGTTTCATGGGTGATTTAGAAATTTCGGAAAAGTCATTTAAAAGGAATCATAAGTCTGACAACGAATTAGTTTTTTCTAAGGATGAAGAGCTTTTGATTGAACAATTCATAATGGAAGACCAGCCTACGTTGATTGAACTTGGAATTATTTTGGCATTTAAAACCGGACTAAGGGTTGGAGAAATATCCACGCTTTCATGGTCAGATATTGAAGAAAATAAGATACATATATCAAAGACAGAAATACGATACCGAGATGATAGTGGCAAATATGTGTTTGATGTTCAGAATTTTCCAAAGAGCGATGCAGGATTTAGAGATGTTATAATTACCGAAGATACCAATGAACTTATGAGAAAAATAAAAATGCTTAACCCTTTTGGAGAATATATTTTTATGAAAAACGGTAAAAGGATAAAAGGACAAGCATTTACAAGACGTTTATATGTGATATGCGATAAGGTGGGAATTGGTGAGCGATCAATTCATAAGGCGAGAAAGACATATGCTACAAAGCTTATAGATGGAAATGTTCCAGAATCTGTAATAAAAACGCAAATGGGTCATACTGATATTAGAACAACGCTTGACCATTATTATTTTAATAATAAAACAGAGAGTGAGATGCAAGAATACATTGCGAAAGCACTATCGATGTAAAAGGTAACACGAGGTAACACCTTTAGTTGTAAAGAAACCTAGTATTTATGCGGGTTTGCGGGGTTTGATACCGAGTTCAAATCTCCCTTCCGCTACTAATTTTTAAAAATTAAAAACCTTGTGAAGCCTTGATTTTACTGGAAGAAAGGAGATTTTGAATGGTGTCTTTTCTGAAAGTAAAAATCAAAGGTAACACCAAAGGTAACACGAACAAATGTATGGACGCTTGATGCGTTCTTTTTTATTGCAATTTTGGCGGTAATGCGGCGGGAAACAGGCGTTATTTAGACGGTATTCTGGCGGTTTTACCGTCTTTTTTTATGCCACAATATAAGCAAAGGGAGGGATGATAATGTTTTCTGACGATGTTCTTGAGAAAATTTTTGCCAGAAAAGAATTGCAATCATTAGATTTGTCAACGCAGTCATCTATCATTCACGCAATCGAGGATGTTTTGGAGGAGGTTGAAGAAAATGAACATAAACGGAGTTTATCCGGCACCGGGCTATAGTCAGCAAATTCCTTATCAGGCATCATATGGGTATAATCCATATGGTAATCAGCAAAGAATTGAACAGCCGCAAAATTATTTTCAACCGGCGCAAACACAGCAAATTCAGCAGCCACAAATGACGCCTATTGGAATAAATGGAAAAATTGTGCTTTCTGTTGAAAATATTACTGCAAACGATGTGCCGATGGATGGAAGCGTGGCGTTTTTCCCAAAGCAGGATATGTCGGAAATATACGCCAAAAGCTGGAACGCAGATGGTACAATCCGCACAATCGTTTTTAAGCCGGTTTTAAATGATATGACTAACAATTTATCGCATGAACCAGAAAAAATGAAATTTGACCTATCAGACGAGTGCACAGGCGCATTTATGGGAAAGTTTGATGAACTGTTTGGGAAAATTGAACAGTTAGAGGAACGTATTGATAAAATTCCGGTTCCACAGAAAAAAACTTCTCAAATTAAAAAGGAGAGTGAATCCGAATGAATCCGATGCAAATGATTTTGAATCAAATGATAAATTCTCCGCAGATGCAAAACAATCCAATGGCTAAAAATGCCATGCAGATGTATAAAAGCGGAGATACGGTCGGACTTAAGACAATGGCGGAGAATCTCTGCAAAGAAAGAGGAATTACAGTAGATGAAGCAAAGCAAAAGGTTATGAGTATGTTTAATCATTAGTACATTTTGGGTTGCGCGCACAATAACCGGTTATCCCATTTGTAAATAAATCAGATGGAGGTAAACAAAATGTTTAATGGAAACGCATCTCCTAGTCTTGCTGATATTGCAGCAGTGACAGGAAACGGAAGAAACAATGATGGCATGTGGGGCGGCGATGGCTGGTGGGCTATCATTATCTTCGCTATGATTTTTGGCTGGGGCGGCTTTGGCGGCAATGGCTGGGGAGGAAACGGAGGCATGGGAGCGACAGCATCTGCATACACCGACTCTGCAATTCAGCGTGGATTTGACACGCAGGCTATCATCGGGAAGTTAGATGGTATTGCAAATGGTCTCTGTGATGGATTTTACGCACAGAATACCGCCGTTATGAACGGTTTCCATGGTGTAGACAATGCAATCTGCAACCTTGGATATCAGACGCAGCAGGGATTTAATACCACAAACGTAACACTTATGCAGGCACAGAATGCTTTGCAGTCCCAGCTGGCTAATTGCTGCTGTGAGACCAGAGAAGCTATCCAGGGCGTGAACTACAATATGGCGCAGAACACCTGTGCGCTGCAGAACACCATGAACAGCAACACGAGAGACATTATTGACAGTCAGCAGGCAGGAACAAGGGCAATCCTTGATTACCTGTGCCAGGAAAAGATTTCTTCCTTACAGGCAGAAAATAACGACTTAAGAAGAGCCGCTTCACAGGATCGCCAGTCTGCATTGCTCACTACTGCAATGTCGGCACAGACCCAGCAGATCATCAACGCTGTAAATCCAGCTGCAATCCCGGCATATGTTGTGCCAAATCCTAACGCTTATGCGTATGGTTGTGGATGCAACACAGGATGTAGCTGCTAAAAGTAGTTGCTACACAAAATTGAATAATTGAGTATCTTAATTGAGTTTAACTCGACTATGTCTGCAAAAGCAGTATTACTTATAAGCGCAAAGGGCAGACTGAAATATGTTTGCCCTTTATTTCATGAATAGGAAGGTAGAATACATGGACGAAATTAAAAATAAATTTATCGAAGCAATCAAAAAGATTGATTTTGAAAAGCTTAACATTTCGGAGCTTAAAACTCTTGCGGAAATAACTGGATCAGTAGAAAAAATGGCAAAAAAAGATTATTCTGAGCTATTGATGGAAAAATTTTCTCCAGACCACGGATTTGTTTTTTCGAGCTCCGATACAAAAACAATAGCAGAATTAAAATAAGGAGGTCATATTATGGCAGAATTTACAGGAATTGCATTACAAACAGTTGCACAGGGCGAAGATGTAGCACTTACAGAAACTCCGGTATGCGCAACAAAATGCATTGTTCATAGACAGGGAAGCGGCATTGTTAAATTAAGAGGACTTACAAATCAGTGCCGGGCAAGATTTTTGGTATCTTATTCCGGAAACATTCAAATTCCTACAGGTGGCACAGTTGAAGCTATTTCACTGGCTATTGCAATTGATGGAGAACCGTTGCAGTCAACTCGAATGATTGTTACACCGGCGGCAGTTGAAAACTTCTTTAACGTTTCGGCGCAGGCATATGTGGACGTTCCTCGCGGTTGCTGTGTTACGGTAGCGGTACAGAATACGTCTGCGCAGGCAATCGAAGTTCAGAACAGCAATTTAATTGCAGTCCGGGAAGCGTAAGGAGGGCGGTTTTATGGATATTAAGAGAATGCACGAAATGATCGAAAAACTGTCTGAAAGCGCAGAGTGTGAGTTTGCAAAAGGTATCGAATGTGTAGATACAGAAGAGATGGGAAAAGTCACGGACATGCTTAAAGACCTTGCGGAAGCCATGTATTACCGGACGCTTACAAAATCAATGGACGAATCAGACCCAGAGCAGGTTCTTGATATGTTTGAGCGTTACGGAGACGGCAGACGGTATTATGACCGTTACCGGTATGCAGACGGCAGATTCGCGCCAAAGGGAAGAGGTACGCGCCGCGGATATGAAGAACCTCCGTACTGGCACATGACACCGGAAATGTACCGGGAAATGGAACACGACCGTGATATGGATCGTCACTCTGGCAAAATGTATTACACAGAGCCTACAATTGCGGCAGATGGCGGTATGCGTGACCGCAGAGAGGGTAAAAGCGGAATGAGCCGCAGAAGCTACATGGAAAGCAAAGAGCTTCACAAAGGCAATACGCCGGAGGACAAGGACGCAAAGATGCATGACCTTGAAAAATACATGAAAGAGCTTTCGGAGGATATGGCGGAACTTATCTCCGACATGACGCCGGAAGAGCGCACAATGACAAAAAGCAAGCTTTCGACGCTTGTTTCCAAAATGTAATGGCAGGGGCAGAAATGCCCCTGTTTGTTTGAACATTGACAACTGAATATCAGCTAGTGATTTGTGGATTTGAATGTACTGTTCCCAAAATATGGGTGTTGATTTTTGAGTGAAATTTTTTGAAAAAAGATATTGACTTTTTGGTGTGACATAAATATAATAAAGGTGTGACAAGAAAGGAAGTGATTCAATGTCACCAGCAGGTCGTCCAAAAGTTGATAACCCAAAGTCAAACAGGTTCAGCATTCGTCTTGATAAAGAAACTGAATTAAAATTGAGATTGTATTGTAAAAAATACAATCTTACTAAAGGCGAAGCTATAAGACGAGGAATTCATCTTCTTTTGGAAAAAGAAAAAGAGTAGTCAAGCATTACTTGGCGGTAACTGACTACTCTGACACCAATCCGAAATGAATTGATAAATCAATCATATCACTTTCTTTCGGAGGAATCAAACATTTTTTGAAAAGAAAGGCAGTGAAAGATAATGAACAAATTTTTAGAAATAGTATACGCAAGTCAAATTGCAGATGAGGAACAGGGTGGGAAATGGCGCGAATTTTTTGAGCCGCTCATGGAGAGACTTAAGGGAATTGTGAGCGAAAGCGTTTATGATGAATTGATTGAACTTCTTATTGACTGTACTACTGACAATAACCGCTTCTATGCCGTAGAGGG